CGGGCCGCTGCTTGCGACGCTGCTTGCGACGCTGCTGACGCTGCTGACGCCGCTCGGGCCGCTGCTTGCGACGCCGCTTGGGCCGCTGCTTGCGACGCCGCTGGGGCCGCTGCTTGGGACGCTGCTTGCGACGCTGCTGACGCTGCTGACGCTGCTGACGCCGCTCGGGACGTTGCTTGGGCCGCGGCTCTCGCGTGGCTCGTGAAAGACAAAATCAGCGACGAGCAATTCCGCACGCTTACCGAAGCATGGTACGCAGTCATCAAAGACGAGGAGGAAACATGAGTACCCACTACATACACATCAATTGCCCGCGCTGCGATAAAACAGAATCCGTCTATACGGGAAGTCAAGACACCGAAGATTTCGATGACAGTGATTGGGAAGGAAGTTTCATCTACACCGACTGCATCGAGTGCAAGGGGAACAATCTGGCTGTTCTTGGGGAGGTGGAGTGATGGAACACGACGAGTTCTGTCCTCGCGCAACCTGCGATGGCGGCGGTTGTCCCGACTGTACGGAGGAAGATGTATGAACAATCCAACCGCAACCCATGTGCTGTACGTAACAATCCCCGTCCCGATTGAGGCAACACCGGATACCACGCCACAGGATGCCGTCCGAATGGCCCTACAGGGCATCCGTGAGGGCCTAACGGGCGGTGTAGTTAGTGCTGTAGCGGTGTCACATATCAAGGTCGTACCGTTGCGCCACGGGCTTCACGCGGTCCCGTCACCGGAACTGTTCGACCAAGACGCACCGATCAACTACATCCTTACCGACAAAGCGTACGATAATCTGACAGAAGGAGACGACTATGCATGACATGTTCAAGGGCCTAAACGTTGGCGACAAGATTCGTGTAGACTACGAGGAGGGTGCAATCGAGGGCACCTTCTCAATCTTCGAGTCCTCCGCTCCTGTCGCCTACGGTGTCCCGGTGGTAAACACCAGCGGTTGCTCGCGCAGGCTCTACAACTGCGACGCGGTGGTCAAGGTGACCGTGCTCGAAAAGGCGGGCACCGTCAAAAACATTGAAGTCGTCTACGAAGCGCCGGAGGCACCGTGAGCGACGACATGCCACACAAGCGGCGCACGATAAGGCCCCCATCAAACTCCTACAGCATCGACGCGACCGCAAACATTAGGCCACGATTCATCGACGGCTGGCCGACAAAGGCCGCATGTCACGGAAGGTGGGATGAGTTCGACGGAGTGCGAAAGGAGACGCGCGCGGTCTGCTGGAACGAGTGCACTGTACGCAAGGAGTGTCTTGCATCGTCTCTCGCTTTCGAAAAGGAGATGGAGAGCCGACCGCAGGGAGCCGACCACGAGTTCGGTTCCGGTACGGGAAGGCGGTATTGGAGACACGGAACTAGAGGCGGCTACAAGCCGGGGGAGCGTGCTAGGATTGCTGCCGAACTAGCGAGGGGAGCCGACATGACCGCATACTGAGTGTACCACATAGCACCACCACACCAAGCAATTCACTGGCCCTTCACTGTGGGATTATCCCACGGTGGGGGGCCTTTTGCGCGCCCTCGAGAAAACGCCTTTTAGAAATGCTTGGGATATTGCGGTCGGTGTGCTACACTTGAAATAACAACAACAACTAACAACCGACGAACATACCCGACCCCGGAGGGGGAGGGGGTGTGAGGAGGTTGTTGTAACGGAGAGTCATACATGACAGTGAAGATCAATGGGTACCCCCTCCCGGGCCACCTCTCGTATTCGGCACTCACCACGTACCAGTCCTGTGGGCAGAAGTATTACCTGAGCCGCATCGAGAAGCGTGCCGAGGTTCCCGCATGGTGGTTCGCTGGCGGTAACGCCGTCCACAGTGCGACGGAAGAAATCGACAGGCTGTATCCGAGTGTAGCGGAACTCACCGCTGCGGCCAAGGATATCTCCGACACAAACTTTTTCCTTGACGCGTTCGCCTATCATGTTGCGGAGACGCTGGATGATGTTGGTGAGGATGTGCCGGTGGGTTGGCGTTCTGGTGGTCGAGCCACGAAGGCGTTTCCCGATAAAGAGAATGATGACTGGTGGATTGCGAACGGTCCGGGTATGGTCCGTAATTGGATCAACTGGCGCATCGGGTGCGGCTGGGATCTTGCCGTGTTTGACGGGTTGCCTGCTATCGAACTCGGGTTCGACTTTGCTCTCGGTGAGGGGGAGGACGAGTTTGCGGTTCGCATGTTTTTGGATCGCCTGTTTGTGACATCGGATGGGCAACTGGTTCTTGTTGATTTGAAGAGTGGCGCGTCTACTCCGAAGGATAATCTTCAACTTGGAATGTATGCGTATGGGGCTGAGAAATGCTTGGGAATCCGGCCCGCGTATGGTACATTTTGGAAAGCAAGAGACGGTATCACAACGCAGTTGGTCGATCTTGAGCCGCTGTCGAGTGAGCGAGTGGAGTCCATTGTGGTGGGTTTCGACAAACTGCGGAAGCAGGGCATTTTCCTTCCGAACTTGAGTGAGTGCGGTTGGTGTGGTTTCAAGGATACGTGCGAATGGGGTAAGGTATGACAGAGGCAAGGTTTTCTTTCACAACGAAGATCGGCAACGATCTGTTCACGGTCAGGGGTGACACGTTCGATGAGTTCCAGTCTAATGCGATCGCTGCAGGCGCGGTGCAGGGCATCGGTGTGCTCCTTGCGGCTCTCAATGGTGAACTGTATCCTGCGGCTACTGCTTTGGCCACAGCGAATGTTGCTGCGGGCCTCGGTGCACAGCCCGTCCAACCGTCGTATCCGAATGGTGCGGCACCGGGTGACCCGTTTGGAGGATCGTTTACTCCGCAGCAAGGGTACACTCCTAGCGCAGCAACGCCACCTCCGGTGACTGCTGGCACGAAGACGTGTCAGCACGGCCAGATGGTGAAGCGTACAGGTGTTGGCGCTAAGGGCGAGTGGCGTGCATGGTTCTGCCCCACCCCGAAGGGCACTGAGGGTCAGTGTTCCCCTGCTTTCGCAGATAAGCGCAATCCCTCGGAGTGGAACGCCTTCTAACAACTGAATCCCGTCACTCTTTCCGGACGTGACGGATGCTCGAGGTGGATGCTCCTTTGCTACCCACGCTATAGCCCTCGAGAGCCTGCGGTGGACAGACCCCGGGGATCGCTTAGGCGTTGCCCGTGGTAGGTGATGCTAAACGATGCACACCGACTCCACGAAAGCCACGCGGCAGGCACCTTAACGAAGCGTGCAGCACTGAACATGGTGTACGCTCAGTTCGTACCGAAAATTTCGCCGTGGGCGCATCATGCTAGGGGTTCAGCCCGATGCGGCTCTGCAAACCCACTAGGTACGAAAGCCTGCGGCAGTCGGGGACATCCCCCGCTGCGCGGCAGGCACCAAATCTAGGCCGGTCCGCTGATGCATCCCCTATATGACGCATCAAGACTGATACACCGTCAACTAGGAGACGAGTGTAGGGCGTCATCGGCGCTACGCCATTCGGCACCGATGGCCCGTTCCGCTGGGCGGTTTGATGGCGTGGTTCGAATCCACGACGGGCGCGTGAAACAAGGAGACACATGAATACTGAATTGATGTTTTCGTCTAAGGACCAAACTTGGACTACACCGAAAGACTTTTTCGACAAGTGCAACGAAGAGTTCGACTTTGTCCTCGATGCCGCTGCGCTACGAGCATCCGCTCTATGCGAACAGTGGTACGGACCAGACCATAGCGACGAATATCGACGCAACGCATTCGATAGAGACTGGTGCCTAGACGCTGCCGGTGGCTCCATCTGGTTGAATCCTCCATATGGGCGCGCAATTTCTGCATGGATGCGTAAAGCAAACGTTGAAGCGATGCGTGGTGCTACAATTGTGTGTCTCGTCCCATCCCGCACAGACACGAAATGGTTCCACAACTTCTGCATCCATCACGAGGTTCGCTTCCTGCGCGGCAGGCTGAAGTTTGGTGGCAATGCGAACTCTGCGCCATTCCCATCGGCTCTGGTGGTCATGCGTCCAGAAACGGCCATAATCCACTACGGAGAATGATGAAAACACTACACCGCAGCGTCGGCAAAGCAGACCTTGGGGGCGAACCCATCCCCTACGCATTCCGTGCATTCAAAGAAATGGGCATCGCCGTCAGACGTGGTGAAGTCTCCATGATCGCAGGCATTCCCGGTGCGGGCAAATCTACTTTGGCCTTAGCGATCTCACTCCGCTCCAAGGTGCCAACCCTGTACGTGTGTGCCGACACTAACGCTCACACCATCGCCACCCGCCTCTACAGCATGATTGTTGGCGTGTCGCAGAAGGACGCAGAGATCGTGTTGGAGCATGCACCGGAACAGGCGAAGGACCGCCTGAAAGACACCAACAACATCTACTGGTGCTTCGATTCAAGCATAGATCTTTACACCATTGATGAAGAGTTGAAAGCGTTCGAGGAACTGCGCGGGGAACCCCCACACCTTATGATCGTGGACAACCTGATTGACCTTACGGGAGGCGTTGTTGAATCCGCAGCGGCACAGGAAGCATTGCAGGCTCTCAAACTCTTCGCCCGTGAGAATAACACGGCTGTCGTGGTCCTACACCACACGAAGGAAGGGTTCGTGGGCAACCCTTGCCAGCCAATGTCCGCTGTGCAGGGCATGGTCAATCAAACGCCTGCCCTTATCCTCACGGTTGGACAGGCTGCAGGCAACATGTTCGGTGTGGCTGCCGTCAAAAATCGTTACGGTAAATCTGACAACTCGGGATCGCATCCCGTATGGCTAGAGTTTGCACCAGACTGGATGTACATGTCTGATCTACCGGAAGGAAGATGATGCTGCGAGTAACAATTGAATTGGTTCCCGGCGGCGATGAAGACCGCGCCCATGTGATTGAACAGATGACCATTGCGAACATTAGCGATCTGGCTGACGTGTCGGATTACGACTATGCGTTTACAGAGCGCGGAAAGATTCGCTACGGTCGCAAGTATGGACACCATCGTGCAGACGGAGCATGGGATCTCGTATGGGGCATCTTGGATATGCCAATGAGCATTTGTAATGACCCTCAGTCTTATACGCAGAAGCGTCTCGCGGAAAGGTTCTTGAAATGAGTGACACCGAATACACGGCAGAAACCGAGGAGATGCGCCTCATCTTCAGTGAGGCCGGTGCCGGTCACTACTGGGACGTGATTGCGGAGGAGCAGGGGGAAACTTTCGACGCATGGTTCAAGCCCTACGCCGACGCTCTCGCCGCTATCCAGCGAGTAAGGGAACTGCACGCACCGACTGGTGAAGTTGTTCGATGCCCGGATAACAAGCCCGGTTGCTGTGTCATCCATTACAGCAATCGCCGAGTCTGCTCGAACTGTTACGGCGTCTATCCCTGCACGACGATACGCGCTCTTGATGGAGAGGTGACGCCATGAACGTCTACGACTCACCTGAAGCGTTCGGCCTGACAACTGTTGCCGTGCTCGACGCCGACGTGTCGTACGAGTTTGATCGCGTCGTTCTCTGGCGCGGCCACAACACATTCTGGTGGCAGCACGACTCCGGCTGCTCATGCCCGGTGCCGTTCGAGAAGTTCAACGGGCTACCCGACCTGTGCAGCGGCAACAACTACGCCGAGTTCGAGGCGTGGCTCCGCGACATGGAGTCGTACCACACATGGCCGCTCACGCGGGTCATGGATTTCCTGTCAACAGTTCGGAGGGCGATGCAGCCATGAGCATCCTCATTGACGAAGCCTGCCAGTGCGGGGAACGCTTCGACCGCTGGCTTGCCGCTCACGACAAGGAAGTGTTGGAGAAGGCGGCAGAGCGTGTCGCCGCAGTCGGCCCCCGGTACAACGACTACGAAGGCATACGCGAAGGCATCTTGGAAGAGCCTGACGGATGGCTCATTGACCGCGACAGCGCGCTCACTGCTGTCCGTGGGGAAGATGCCAAGTGACCACACCATCAAAGGCGAAAGGAGACCGCCATGAACGGGCAATCGCCGAATACCTTGCAAGTAAAGGCTGGAAACGGGCTGTTAGACGCGGTGGAGCAGGCGCTACGAACGATCGAGGAGACATTGATGGCATCTACGGATGTGTCATCGAGGCTAAAGACGAGAAACGTCATGATTTTTCTGGATACCTCCGAGAACTTGCCGATGAAGTTCGAAATGCGAAGGCCTCCACAGGGGTCGCCATCATCAAAAAGCGGGGAACTTCAAATGTCGGTGACTATTACGCTTTGATGACAGTGGACATGTGGGTAGACTTGATGAAGGAGGCAGGGTACGGTGACACGCGATGACAAAGCAGACAAGCACTCCATCGGGCCGGTCTTCGCACACTACGGTGGTGAAACTCCTCGTGCTACTAACCGTTGGGTATCTGTACGGTGTCCTTTCCACGGCGATCACACCGCATCTGCCGCAATCAATCTTGAAGAGAACGCCTTCGCCTGCTACGCATGCGACATCAAAGGCGACACGTACGCAGTAATCATGCAACACGAAGGGATCGGTTTCCGTGAGGCTTACCAGCGCGCAGAAGACCTCACTGGGGAGAGCCGCCAAATCGTACGCGGGTTCGGTGGCGCTGGCGGAAGACTATCTCGCCACTCGAGGTCTCACCTTGGACGTAGCGCGTCGAGCCGGTTTAGGAGTCGTTGATGTCCCACACGAAGGACATGAAGCCATGGTGGGAAGACTGTCAATACCATACGTCACTGCGAGCGGAGTCGTGGACATACGTTTTCGTGCAATTGGTGGAGAAGAACCCAAGTACATGGGACTTGCTGGTGCAAAGACTCACATGTACAACGTGCGGGCGATTGAAGCCGCTGCCTCCACGCTATGTGTATGTGAAGGGGAACTAGATGCGATCACGCTACAGTTCGCGGTCGGCCTCATGGCGGTGGGTCTTCCCGGCGCTAATAGTTGGAAAACTCATTACCGACGCCTGCTACAGGACTTTGACAAGATCTATGTCTTCGCTGACGGGGACAAAGCGGGTCACGATTTCGCACGCCATCTCGCTCGGGAAGTACAAGGAGTGATCGTTGTACCGATGGAAGAAGGAGAAGACGTGAATAGCACATACCTCAAGTATGGTCCGGAATATCTCAAAGAGAAGGTGAAGAATGACGAATGATGCAGCAGGACACGCAGGATCTACTGGACATGCTACGGCAGGTCGGGCTGACGCCTGTGACTGTGAAGTTCCTAAGCCGCGAACAGCGGAATGGCGAAAGACCGTACCTACAGTACGAGATCCGCGTACTGATCCCCGAAACCTTACCATCTTGAAGCCGACGCCGAAGCCGGTGAAGAAGCCGCTCACGGTTGGCTCCTACAAGAAGATCAACGCCGATTCTCTCGGGGACCCCGCAGTGTTCACCATGAACGCGGTGAAGATTGCTGACGAGGTTGTGAAGATCGTCGCGTCGAAGCAGAAGGATTACGGCCCGAACAACATTCAGTCCAGCCCATTCGGTGCCATCAAGGGTCTCACGATCCGCCTGTACGACAAGATTGCGCGACTAGCGAACCTGTCAGAGAAGAGCAAGACGCCCGAGAATGAGTCCCTCCGTGACACGTTCATCGACATTGCGGGCTACGGTATCATCGGTTTGATGCTGCTCGACGGCACCTTCCCCAAGGAGAAGTAGATGCAGCGGTTCGTGGTGCTTTCTGACATGCAGTGCCCAGACGAGTCCAGACAACTAGTTCGAGCAGTACAGCAGTTCGTGAAAGACTACGAACCGGACCAATTGCTCTGCGTAGGTGACGAAGCGGACAGTCCCGAACCGTCACGATGGAACAAGGGCACCGCAGGAGAGTACGTGGGAACGCTGCAGAAGGGTTTGGATAGGACGCATGAAGTCATCGCCGGTTTCAGGGAGGCGCTCGGAGACAAGCCCTTCCACATCCAGCGCAGCAATCACGGCGATCGGATCAGGAACTACATCAATCGATACGCTCCTGCACTCGCTTCGCTCCGTTCGCTCCACTATGAGCACCTTCTCGGATACGATACATTGGATGTTACGTACCACACGAACATCTACAAGTTCGCTCCCGGATGGGCCATGGCGCATGGAGACGAAGGCAATCTTATTCGCACTGCAGGAGGAACTGCTTTGTCTCTTGCGAGACGTACGGGAGTCAGTATCGTATGTGGACACACACACAGGCTCGGCATTCAGCACGAGCACAGCGCCTACAACGGCAGGTTGAACGCAAGTCTCTTCGGGGTGGAGGTGGGTCACATGATGGACCTGTCCAAAGCCTCATACTTGAAGTCGGGCGGGGCAAACTGGCAGGCTGGTTTCGGTGTGCTGTATGTGGATGGGTCGAAGGTGACGCCATACGTCATCCCCGTCGCAGGCCGATCGTTCATAGTTGAAGGACAGAAGTATTCATGGTAATCAACGCATACTTCCAAGAAGGCAAAACCATCAACGAACAGGTGTACCTGCAGTACGAACCGATGGTACGACGCATCGCTAGTGAGTATGCACGCAAGTTCCGCATGCTGGACCGTGACGACATGGCTCAGGAAATGTGGATGTGGTTCCTTCAGCATCCGGGTAAGACCCGAACATGGATGGCTATGCCACTGCAAGATGGCGACAAGTTGTTCGCCCGCAGCCTGCGCAACCATGTCATGGGATTCTGCGTGAAGGAGAAGGCGAGAGTGGAAGGCTATGAGGTCAGTGACAACTTCTGGTACACGAAGGACTTCATCAAGCAGTTGCTTCCCGCCGTCATCAGTGAAGACTGGAAGCGTGTACAGGCCTCATTCGAGGGCGGTGTGGGTGGCACTAAACCGGCAAATGAGTCAGGCGATTGGATGGCCTACGCCGTCGATGTTCGGAGGGCCTACGATGCTCTTCCTATTGCTGACCGTAATCTGGTGGAAATGTTTTACGTGAACGACTCGAGCGGTGTGGCACTACAGGAAGCAGCGGAGAAACCCTCGGTACGTGCCGCTGAAATGGCAGCAAACAGGGCGGTGGCGAAAATGGTTCGCTACCTTGGTGGGGAGCGCCCCTACCTGAAGCCAGAACCCGACTACAAAGACAGACCCACAAAGGAAGAGGAAACGGAATGATTTTCGAAATCGCTGCAGGCGTGTTCATCGGCAACAGCATCTCTATGGGTGCTATCGCAGGCGTCAACCTTTGGCTAGAGCGAAAGACTTCCAAGCAGAAGGAGGCCCTGATGGTGAAGTTGCTGAAGGATGCTGAAGCGTACGAGAAGACGTTGGTGAAGCCCGTGAAGAAGACGGCATCACCGACACGGACGGTGAAACCGTGATCGTCTCGAGTTTCCACTGTGACCAGTGTGGTGCGGTAAAGACCAACCTGCTGGGATTCGCCGTTCCAGACAACTGGATCGAGGTCACTGCTAGCGGTTTAGACCCCCGCTACTTCTGCTGCAACATGTGCTTCAAGAAGGCAATTGGCGGAGGCTGAGTATGGCCCGGTACGACTATTTCTGCCGCAACTGTGAAGTTGCTGAAGAGATTCAGTGGCCTATCACTGAGAGCGAACCAGAGGGCGGGCACCCGTGTCCACGCTGCGGGCATCGGATGATGCGCCAGTACATTCTCAATCCAGCCATCCATTTCAAGGGATTCGGTTTCTACTCTAAAGACAAAGGACAATCATGAAGAAGTACCAGTACACAATTGATGCGGTTCAGGTGGAGAACAAGTATCACAACACCATCACCGGAAAGAGAAAGTATCGTAATACGGTACTTCATGATACCCGGGTGCGCATCACGGTGTATGCAAACAGTGGCTACAATCTACGTCTCGCGGTTACTGATGTTCTCGGATACGCAAACGCCGACTGCTACTGGAAGTGGAATGTCATCTCCGCCGAAGAGATGCTCGAGGAGGTGCCGGATGGCTTCGAAGAAGACTGCGACGAAACGTGTCGGTGCTGAACAGTACGTCTGGATTGTTCACCGTGGCGGAGGTTCGCTTGCGTTCGGCTCTGAGGCTGGGGCACGCGAAGCGGCTGGTATCGTGGAGAATACGGTCAATGTCAAGCCGCTCATGGAGAAGATTCGATTCTTCTATGACTCAGCAACCACGGCAGACGTTCAGGACATCCTGAAGTTACCGATTCAGGTAACCCTCTAGAAACAAAAATAAGACCCCCAGAAGATACCCTGTATAAAAGGTACCCTCTGGGGGTCTTTCGTGTCTCAGAATTGCGCTATGGGCGTTCTAGGGGCACCCTAGCCCTACTTCTTCGGCTTACGCCGCCTATTACCATCGGCAACATTCTTCGAATGCGACATTACGTTCAGGTTCTTCAAGGAGTCGTGGCCCTTACGGCCACCGTTATCCTTATGGTTCACGTCCACGCTGCGCGGCAACTTCTTGCCGGTCGCCCGCTCATACTTGTAGCGTGCAGCAGACATAGACGTAGACGAACCGTCCTTCTTGCGAACCACCACCATGGGTCGTCCACCGTTACGTTCAGATCCCTTGTATGGGCCGAAGATTTTCGTACCGTCCTTGCGAACTTCGTACTTCTTCGGCTTCGCTTTACTTGCCGCCAAGGGGATCAGTCCACAGTGCGGCATCGGTCTTCGCGTTCTCTACACGCTGGGCATACTCGCCCAAGCCGAAGGAGGTCAGGACAAAGGTCGTGACTGCTTCCACCGGCATGTCTGGCATTACAACAGCCAGCACAATGGCAACCGTCGAAGACACCCACGCCGCAAGACGGGCAGGGTTCCTCTTTGCGAAATCCTTCAACCACTTCACTTCTTCACCGCTTTCTTGATGGGCCGCTGTTCTGCGACTATCTGCTTAAGTTCCTGTACGAGACCGTACGGACTGTCATCGTCGTCTGCCAATGTAGTAAAGGAGACGTGGATGTGGTGGTTGTGCATGTTGCTTCCAGCATATGACTGCTTCTGCCACTTCGACTTCGCAGACCACATGAAGCCCTCGAAGATGATGTACTTCAACCGCTTGTCTTTTGGACCGAGGGCAATGAGTTTACGTACCAGCGTGTTCGCAATCTGCGGGTCAGGGAACCTTGCCCCCCAAAAGTCTTCATCAATGTCGATAGCATGCACGATGCCGTTCTCGTCCGGATTGTGATCCGAGTCACGCTGCGCGTGAGCCTGATCCCCGAGCGAACCATCAGAAGCCTTGTCCCGATCCGGGAACAGTGCGTTTACTTCATCGCGGAGCCGTTCCGCTCCTGCGGCTAGACGCCATGCCATTTCATTCCCCAATCAGATGCTTGTAGATAAGGTCCACCTGACCCTCGATCCGCCCAACGCGGTCCTCGATACCATTGATCTTGTCATTCAAAGACGTTCCATGATTCGGCCTCAACTCCCACAGGTAGTGCTTCACCATCCACTTTGCACCCGCCGCCAGAGATCCGATAACTACCGTCATGGCGACGAGAAGTTCGGCCACGTCTACCGCCGAAGATGTTGATGCGTTCACAGTTTGCGTACCGTCACTCTCAAGATTCCCCCGAAACCGTTGTGAATGCCGCTCGGAGCCTTTTCGTTCACGAAAGAAATCTGCTCAATGAGCGCATCGAATGCCTCACCTGTACGGAAGTCTTGTACGCGAACAATGTTGGATGTCGCCTCGAGATCTTCGAGGTCGAGGAGTCGCGCATATGCACGACCCTTGTAGCCCACCTTGTTGCCAAGGCGGTCCGTGTCGTTGTCGTAGCAGTACAGGACATACTGGATAAGACGCTGACGCCGCGACGCTGGAAGTGCCTTCACCTGATAGCCGCTGAGCACAGGACCGTTGCCGGTGGATAGTGCATTGCGCCGCAGGGTGAAGGTGAAGTAGCGGGACTCGTACGATCCTGCACCACTGATGGCAATGTCCTGATTTCCGTATGCCCCATCGGCAATGCTGACAGTGTTACCGTCCACACCAACAGCGATAGAGCCACCCCCCGCATAGTCGGCGCGTTCCTTCACGAACTTGAAATACTTATCCTCAGTCGTGTTGTAGCGGATCCTGCCGGTGGTAATGTAGCCAGTCTCACGTAGTTCGCCTATTTTCTCCGTATACACGGCACCGTCAGTTGAACCGTTGTTCACGGTGGCGAAGGCAAGTGAGGCGGAGCCGTTGAGGAACGCCACAGCACCAACCACGCGGGGCACACCGTCAGCCTGTAGGTCATTGGCATAGGCGAAGCGCAGTGTGTCCACTTGTGTCCCGAGGTCGATCCTCACGAGTCCGGCATCGGTGCCGACCTGTGATGCAGCCCACAGGAACCTGTCGTTGCTGGCGAAATCGTACACCGGAAGCACCGTATTGAACAGGAGCGGACCGTAGACGATGCCGCCAGCATCCAGTAGTTGTCCGATGCGGACACCTTTGCTGGTACCTATGGCAATGTAGCCGAGGTACGCTTGGATACTGTGCACGATCTCACCACGTGGCAGTTCCGCCACCACCACACCAGCAGTCAGGGAAGTGAATGCTCCTGTGGTTTCTAGCGGAAGCCGCCAGATCATCGAGTTGTCACCAATGTATCCGCTGATGAAGATGTCAGCAGCGGACGAGGTGATGTCAGTGAAGACGGTGCCCTTGGGGGCAGTGAACACTGCGGTGGGCAATGCTGCGGAATCACGTGTCAACTCGAACACCTTGCTGGTGCCGCCCGAGGACGCATTGTAGGTGACCGCCGAAATGATGCGGCCCTTCACCCACTCCGAGATACCAGAGTCGGTCACGTTGTTCGTGAAGAACATGATGGTCACGTCACCCGTGACAGTACCACCAACAGCAGAACCAGTCGTAGCGTCACCGGCAAGTGGCTTCTTGTACGTGTACGTCTTGACTGGGGACACCGAAGTGTCCGTGGACACGAAGTAGGCGTACTCGCCGTCGTCACAAGCGAACAGAATGGGGCTTGAGACACCGGAAACGAACTCCACGAAGTGGGTCACATTCGAAACAGCAGCACCGGCGGGTGATACGGCAGTTGAGGCTACATCCGCAGCAGTCTTCGCATACGAGAACGTATCAGTTGCAACCGTGGTGATGGTGTAGGTGCCGTTGAATGTTGCGTCCACACCCGTAACAACAACCTCCATTCCTGCGGTAAACCCGTGGGCTACAGCGGTAAGCGTTGCGACGTTGGAGGTGAGGGCCTTGTTGGTTACACTTGCAGTGATAGGTGCATAGACCTTATCCAAATCGTAGCCGTCGTGCAGGAGTGCGGCGGCGATCGTCTTACCGGAGCAGACGTACTGGATTGGGCGCAACTGGACATGCCCGGTGTCCGTAGTGGTCACCCTGTGGGCTTGTTCCACCTTGTTCAGCAGGGACACTTCCCCCTGCGTCCACACGTCCACACCCTGCGAGTCAGCAAAGCGGTACCGCAACTTTTCGTCCTGTGCCGGTTCATAGAACTTGATGCCTGCACCGTAGTGGAACGACGACTGCGAACGCATCCACCAGCCCACAAGTGACTGCTCCCCGGGTTCTGCAGAATTGTCCGACTGGTCTTTACGGTACTGTGCCGTCTCGCGCTGCGAGGGCCGTTCACTGGTACTGGCGTCACGGAATGGCTGATCGTTGATGGAAATGTCGTAGGTGATGCCACGATTAGTGTATGTGGTACCAGCAGTAGATGCTGAAAGGTCTACCGCAAGATCCTCGGTGATATCAACTGCCATACGTGTCACCAACCTTCATTGTTGTATCGAGTGGAACTCCAACAAATGTCGGATTGGAAAGAAGCAGCGATGTCATCCTGTCGTCGGCATTCAGAATGTCCTGAACCACGCCATCAACAATAACAAGCACCTTCTGTGGAGGTGTGTCAAGAACACGAACCTGACCCCACTTGTGCTGGGGGCAGGAGGCGTTCGGTAGTTTCGTTTTCAACGCCATAAAGCAGTGACATTCGGTGCACTGTCCAACACTGTTGAAGAAGGGGCATTCGCGGCAGATTGCCATGCGTTGTGCGGCAACCTCTGTCTCCACGCGCCCGAGCGCCTTGTTGAACAGATCAAATAGTCTCGCATCACGGGCAAAAGTATCACTCATTGACATAATCCCTACACTGTCGTACTGAATGTGTCAACGGTTGAACCCTGCGCGAGTCCACCGGGGGCCTTCACAATCCCAACCGAAGTTCCCTTAGTTCCGGTATTGGTTTGCGCGTTCGTTCCGATCGAAGTTGTCATGGCAGCATCCGAGTAGGCGGTTGCGGTAATGCTGTTCGCATTTGTCACAATCTTGATGGCGGCAGGGGCTGAAGCGACCACTGTATCTGCTACCGTGCTAACAGTGCCAGCAACATTCTTCGCCATGCGAAGGGCATGCTGGGTTGAACTGGATGCGGTAGCAGAACAACCGTAGTGAATCACGGTCGTGTTCTGTGTACACGTGTAGTACGGTTCAGTGAAACAGCACTGCGTCCCATTCCAAGTACCGCCAGCACCGCCACACGAACCAGACGTGTATCCGCCATAACAGTTGTACTGATCCACTGATGTGCATGTAACCGTTCCACAGCCGCCGACCGGGGTACAGGTGGTATTTAGGCTATTGCAGGAAACCGTACTTCCCGTACATGTTCCACCATCATTTACGACAGAACCACAAGCGCACGTTGGCGTGGAAGAGTAGATGTATCCCGTGGCGGGACCGGCACAGTTTGCTACCGTAGACGAATAGTGGTAAGAGGTCCACCAATTGTTTGTGTCTGTAATCCACACCACCGGGCCGCAGCCCTGCGATACAGATACTGATGTCGTCGTATCTGTGGAACCGAGTGCAATCTGTGCGATTGGATAGTTGCTTGCAGCATCACTATTAGATGCCTGATTACTGACAATGGCCCAAGCGGTTCCGCGGAGAGTTGACCACGCATCGCCAGTATCAGTGCTTCCAAGCGAGGCGCTGTTGGCACGGTTGAATGAATCGGTTATAAGCGATGCGAGCCACTGCCGCCACGTACCGGCAACCTTCACAAACCCCTTAGAGGCAGTGTGCCACGTTCCCGCCACGCGCACCTTCGCGCCGACAAGCCCGTGCCACGCTCCCACGACTTTAACTGATGCTGTCATAGGTCACACATATTTCAGCCACACGTCACCGTCAGCACCACCGGACGGGTCAGCGGTTGACATTGTTATCTGCCTTGCGCCAATTGAGCCGGTCGCGGTAGGCGATACAACGGTCACCGTTCCGGTAAACGTCGGTGATGCTATCGGCGCCTTCAACGCTAGATCGGCGACAAGGTTAGTAACCTCTGATTCAGGATGAGTGTGAGCGGTCGGTGTACGACTGTTGCTCAGACGCGAATCCGTGGTGACAACAAGTGCCGCAGTATCTGCTATACCGTGCACTCCGGTGGAGGCTGCAATGTGGGTTTGCGGCTCTTGTAGGTCGCGGGCAGTAATCATGTGCCTGACGGAAATCCCGGCATCATGCGCTACCGCAGATGAGCCGTCCTGTCCACGAACAATTGTCACTGTAGTTCCGGCAGATAGCGCCGACACGGTAACGATCTCTTCATTGATCGAATCAGGATCCAACACCAGCGTGTATGGGTAGGATGCCGGAAGATTCGAAAGATCATTCAGCGTCATAGAGGTGGCAGAATTCGAAATGCTCGACGAAAGTGTTTTCGCAGTTGCAGTAGAAGAGTAGTAGCGCATCATGCCTCAGTTCGTGTAATGGACGCGGACGGGATACTTGCGAAGCAACTTGCCCGCCTCTTCCGTCATGCGCTGCGAATACAGCGCGTAAATGTACTTGGCGACGTTCGTTCCAGAACCCATCTGGATCTTCGCCGACTGCATATCACCCTCCGGCGTCTCGTGCTGCAGGCGACCAGTATCCGTGAACGACAGAAGTCTGTGGCATGCGCCGAGTATGATGACATCCTCACATGATTCCGGTAGCCCCGTGGTTTGCACGAAATCGTCATAGTCGTATGCCAGCACATCTGGTACAACTGATGCGGTGACAGTTACCGTTGTTCCGGGCTGCACGTAGGAGAGAATCGTTACAGTTGAGTTAGATCCGAACTCTACAACATCGGCATTCGGATCGACGCTGTAGTTTCGGATCGGTACAGACTGTTTCGACGGTCCGATGGTGCGGTACTTGATAGAGATGATCGCCTCCGAATTGCTCGGAATGGCGTACGTATTCACAGATGGGGTGTATGTGAACGATGAGGTCTGCACCCCCCACAGGCTGGGAAAGGCTGCACGAATCGTGGCGTTCAGTTCCTGCTTTACTCGGCTGCGCGTGTACATTGGATTCACTCGCACCTGCACGTTCGCAGCGTGGGATGCGGCGATGGTGCCGAGAAAACCGCGCCCGTACGGAGGGATCGTCACGATACCAGTCGCCGCATCATACGAGTCTACCCAGATGAGTTCATCCTCAATCTCGATGACACCACGTCCGATAAGGTCAGCACTCGTCAGAACGAATGAGGTACTGGCGGCAGTGATGCTGGATGGGAGATATGCGACGGCATCGCTGCGCAGACCGTAGCCGGACATCTTGCCGAGGACTTCATCGACCATGTTCTTCAGGGTGCTCATGTCTTATCCTCTACTTCTTCTTCATCATCTTGGCCATGTTGGCTTCGCTCATGGCGATCGCTAGCGCCTGCTTCTTCGACTTGACGACAGGCCCCTTCTTGCTGCTCGAGTGGAGGCTTCCCGCCTTGAACTCGTGCATCACCTTCGCCACCTTCTTGGCGGCAGGCTTTCCGTACTCCTTCTTGCGCTCCTTCGCGCCCTCAGAGCCTTCGTGCTTCTTCATCGCGGCGGCAGATGCGTACTTCTCGCCCTTGACTGACATCAGATGGTCCCCCGTCCGCCCATCCAGCCCGGAGTCTTCGTGATGTCCTTTCGGGGGTTCACGCCCTTCGGGACGACCTTCTTGGCCGCGGTCTTCTTGATCGGCTTGGCGGCGTCAGAAACGGCACCGTTCTTCATGACCTTCGGCTTCGGTTTGGTTGCCATCTACTTACCCTTCGGAATACGGACCTTAGTCCCTGAAAAGATGCTCGTCTGACCGTTCTTGCGACGTTCAGCAATTGTCGGATTTGCCCCAAGAATAGCGCTCACCGTCGTCTTGTTGTCCCTCGCAATGCCCCAAAGCGTGTCACCGTGCTTCACAACATGCGTAGATGCCCCTAGACGGCCCACAGCGGGCTTCTGAGGCGTTTTCACAGCAGGCTTGGTAGAACGGGGCATAGCGGGCTTCGCGGGCTTCTGGACTGCCTTTACGGCCTTCTTCATCGCACCGCCAGTACCGCGACCACGGACAGAACCCTTCAGGTTGCCTGTAGGCGGTCGCTCACCGTCGTACTTGTCCATCAGGTACGGGTCACGGAAGGCCATGTTCTTAGCCTGAGCCTTCATACGGTCCAGTCCGGAAGCGTTCGGATGCTTCTTCAACCAGTCCATCATGCGGCCAGCGCGCTTCCTACCCAGCGGATCCGTTGCAACCTCGTACGCCATATCGGCAGCAGTAGCGACACCAGACACCTTACCGGCAACCTTTGCCACCCTCACGGCGCCAGCACCGATCTTTGCCAAACGGGCAGCCTTGGCCTCTGCCTTCGCCAGAATCTCTGCCTTCTGTGCGGCGGATACCTTAGCGGCAGCAGATTCCCGGGCCGCTTGAGCGGCACGAGCGCTGGCCTGACCCTTCGCATTAGGAGTCACACCAGCAGCAGCGTTTTTAGCGGCGACACGCTCACGCGCGGCCTGAGCGGCACGTTCGGTAGGAGTCGGCTCAGCGGCCTCGTCGAGGGCGGCCCTGCGCTCAGCAAGGTATTTCGTCTCGTTTGCTGTCAACTTCTGTGACGTAGGACGCTTTGGACCAGCAGGCCGGTTACCCGTCCCATTCTTCGTCGTGATACGCAGCGTCGGAGTTACCCCCAATTGCTTCGCAGATTTAGGAACCACAACCCGACCAGTCTTCTTCGCCGGTGACTTCACAACCTCAACCGGCTTTACTGGCTCCACCTTCGGCTTCACGACGCGGGGCTTACGAGGAGCGGCAGCCTTCGGCGGATTCTTCGGTGCGGCCTTCTTGACGGTACGCGCCACCGGAGCGTTCGCAACCTCGGACTTCGGCTCAGGACCACCCTTCTTCATGGCTTTCGGCTTCGGACTCCTAGACTGCGGTACAGATCCCTCCGCCCCAGCAATAGAACGCGCCAGAGCGGTGCGTTCCTTCTTCAATTCTGTAGCATCATCGGACGGAATCTTCGCTATGTGCTTATCGAGCGCAGCGAGGCGCCGCTTCATGTACTCTATGCTGTCGCTCATGATGCCACGAAAGCCTCTCCCGTCCTATTGGACTGTTCAACCGCCGCACGGACCTGCGAGGCCTTAGTGCCAGCGGGCTGAATGCCCTGAGCCTTCGCAGCGCGATAGGCCTCAATACTCTTATCCCAATTCTTCTGGGTGGTTGCGTCACCGCCACCAATCCCACAGAACGCAACCTTCAGGTTTGCTGCCCGAAGGCAGTCCCCCCAAGAATCATGATCTTGGGTGGGACAGCCAGTGCGACAAGACACTACAGAATCGCCCCCACACTAGGCCGCTGCTCGATTACGGAAAGAATTGCTCGGGCCTTCGCCTGTTCCACCATGTTGGAGCGGATAGCAGCCTGTGCGTCGTCGTGTGCCCACAGTTGTGACACGAGCACCACATCGTTGAGGTCGTCTACTCCGGAGATAGCCGCGTGCTTGTCTGCCGCGCCTTTCAAGTGCGCGAGATGTTCGGGCCATACGCTCGGGAGGCCTGATGCGATGGACGTGTAGAGGTCGATGCCGCGCTGGTAGTCGGCAACCTCGTCACGCCGGGTGGCGATGGGATCAAATACAGGTTCGGTCATTGTGTTTCCTTTCATCAGATGAATGCGACACGCTTAGACCACCCGAGTGGCAGGCTGGCGGGGTTTGCGTATTTCGTACCGAACCCGGACGACCACGGGTAGGCGGTGATATATGGAGTGCTTGAGGAGGGGAGTGCGACTGCTCCACCGCCCGCTATGAAAGACCCGTCCTGACTATTCGAGGTAGGCAGGCTGGCAGGATTCGCGTACTTCGTACCGAACCCAGACGACCACGGATAGGCGGAAACGAACGGTGTAGTCGTGTGACCGATGACAAGATCCGTACCCGATGGATTGAATGACACACCGTTGCCATTGCCGGTAGGTAGCGTCGCCGGGTTCGCATACTTTGCCCCGAATCCTGCAGACCACGGGTACACCGAAACGTATGGTGATGTCGAATGACCAACGGCAACGACAGTCCCTGCCGGATTGAACGCAACGCTGTTTCCGCCGCCCGTTGGTAGCGTTGCAGGGTTCGCGTATTTGGTACCGAAACCAGACGACCACGGATAGGCGTAAACGAACGGCGTAGTCCCAACCACGAAAACCACTGTCGTTCCGTCTGGCGTAAATGCTATGTCGTTACCGTTCGCGGTGGGCAGTGTTGCAGGGTTCGCATACTTCGCACCGAACCCAGACGACCACGGATAAGCCCCGATATACGGTGTGCTTGAATGCCCCATAGCGAGAACCGTTCCGGCAGCATTGAACTTGAGTGCCTGTACCGCACCGCCCGGAAGTGTTGCCGGGTTTGAGTATTTGCTTCCGAAACCCGCCGACGACCATCCATACACTGCGATATACGGCGTGGTTCCGTCACACATGGCGATTGCGGTGCCGAGCGGGTTGAAGTCCACACCACCGTTGGTTGCCGACCCGGCTGGTGATGCCGGTGCGGACACCTTTGCTCCGTATCCGCCACTAGACCACGGATATACGGAGATGAATGGTGAAACATCGTGCGTTACCGCGAGAAACGATGAAACAGCCGCCGATTTGAGTGCGGCAAGCATCATCAAAATGCCGGGCATCAGGTCAACCCATTTCCTGAAATGATCCACGAAGTCGCCGTGATCTTCACAATCGTCGCCATACCGAAAGCCGCAAGCGTACGCGAACCCGTAGTTCCAGCACCCGCCAAATACAACGTGTCAGTAGTGATAGCGATAGTCGTCGTCACGGCGGAAGCATTCACTACAACAAACGTTGTACCAATCTCAAACGCTGTCGCACTGTTTGCCGGAATCGTCAACGTCTGACCCGTAGTAGTGAAATAGACGTGCTTCCCGGCATCACCGAGCGCCAGCGTGTACGATGCAGACTTCGACAACTGCGGCATACCCATGTATCCGGCCTGCGAAGCCGCAGTAGCGGCAACCGACGCACCGGGCGTGATGATCGGACCCGTTGCGAAAACGAGCACGCCAGAGCCGGTCTCGTCACTGATGACGCCAGCGAGTTCAGCGGAGGTCGTGGCGGCAAACTGTGAGAGTTTGCCGGACAGTGGAGCCTTCGCGTTCACCGCAGCCCACAGGTTCTTCGCTTCAGTGCCGGCGCGAGTGGCGAGCGCCGACACCTGTGTGGCGAGGCTCATCGACTACACCAGGGCCGCTTCGAATACGGTGACGAAGTTCGTGGTGGTGTCGCCGACCGACGCGATGAGCGAGTACGGCGCATACAGGTCGGCGAGGGTCACCGCACCGACGCGACCGTCGACGCTCGATACTGCGTCGGTGGGGGTGAGCATTTCCTTCCAGTCGGCCAGCGTGGAGGGGCTGTCGGTGGCGAGGATGTAAGTCTTGTTGACGTCGGTGCGGATGGCGACGTCGCCACGCTGCGCAGTCAACGCGAGCATCGCTGCCTGCGAAGCGACGATGAAGGGCTCACTGATGGCCAGCGGCGGCATCTGTGAGGTCGGGATGAGACCGCTGGCGTCGAGTGAGGCGACGCCGTTGGCCGCACCCATCGTGGACGATGGCACGTACGACGTGGTGTCCAGCGACCAGGTGTCCGCTGCCGTCTTCTTCAGCAGACCGCTCGCGCCTGCGAGGGCGGCGATGGCGCTGAGGTCGGCGTCGATCGGCTGCTTGCCAGCGTTGAGCTCATTGACGGCGGCGACGATGCTGGTCTTGTCCGTCGTCGTCAAGCCGGTGAGCGAACCGATGGTGGCGCGCACCGCCTTGAACTCGGTGCCGATGCGTGTGGCGAGGTCAGAGACCTTGACTGCCAGGCTCATGGGGTTCCTTTCAGATCAGTGCGTTGTCGAAGATCAAGATGAGATCCGGCGGATCGATGAGATCTGCCGGGACGTTCGCCGTCACGCCGTCGAGTCCTTGCGGACCTGGCGGGCCCTGAATGCCGGGCATCTGCACGCGCACACGGAAGACGTCGGTGGTGGCAACGACTTGGTGCGTCACCTGCGTGATCTTCACGCTCATCGCACAACCCCCGGCTGCACCGTGAAGGTGCCGGCAATGAATGGCGGCTTGCCTCCATCGGGTTCGATGAGTTCGAAGCCGTGGACGTAGCGCCGCGCCGTGACGCTCGCGGTGACTGCAGCTGGGACAAGGAACGTGAACGAGTCGCCGATGATGGTGATCTCGCCGCTCGCGCTGTCGCGCTCGAGCACGATGTCTGCATCATCTGCGCTGGTGCGCAACTGCCAACGCACGCGGTAGCCGGCGAGATTGACGTTCCCCTCGATGGTGACGAGGAACTCCCAATCCTTGCCTTGCTCGGCCACGATGTTGAGCACGTCGGATGTGAGGGCGAGGTCGCTCATAACCACTCCATTCCGATGTTCACCTCGGCATCGAGTGGGACACCGACGAGCGTGGGGTTCGAGAGCAGGATGGACGTCATGCGATCGTCAGCGTTCAGCACATCGACGACGCGACCGTCGAGTACGACAACCACTTTCTGCGGTGGTTCGTCGAGGACGCGGACCTGATCCCAGTGCCCGATGGGGCAGGCGGCGTTCGGCAGTGTCGTCTTGAGCGCCATGACGCAGTGGCATTCGACGCACACGCCGGCACGTAGGTTCGGACACTGCCCGCAGATCGCCATGCGCTCGCGTGCGATCTCAGTTTCGACACGTCCGAGCCTGGTGTTGAACAGGTCCCAGGGACGCGCTGGCCGTGCGAATGGATCCGGCATTTCCCCTCCTACATCGCGCTGCTGAAGGCGTCGACAGTGCTGCCTTGTGCCAAGCCGCCGGGGGCCTTGACGATGCCGGTGGACGTGCCGCGATTGGGCGACGCGGGCGTCTTCGCGTTCGTGCCCAGGAGCGTCGTCATTGCGGCGTCGCTGTACGCGGTGGCGGTGATCGTCGTGCCAGCGGTGACAACCTTGATCGCCGCCGGAGCCGACGCGATGCTTACGTCGTCGGTGGTTGCGATGGCACCGGACACCATGGACACCAGGCGCAGCTTGTGCGCGGTGCTCGATGTCGTGGAGTCGGTGCAGCGGTACTCGGTGGTCGAGCCTGCCGTCGCCGAGCAGCGGTACTGGGTCGTCGGGAAGCAGCAGTAGGGGTTGGAGTACGTGCCACCGTCGGTCGCGCATTGGGCGGCGGCTCCGGCGCCGAAGAGGGCGAGGTAGTTCTGGCTGCAATCGGGCGTCCCCGCCTGCGTTTCCCGCACCCCGCAAGCACAGGTTACAGGGTCGGTGTATGACCAGGCGGTTGCAGCGCCGGAACAATCAGCCACAGACTGTGTCTGTCTGACACCGCAGGTGCACGTTACCGGATCGGTCGTAGACCACGCGGTAGCGCCACCGCCACAGCCAGAAGACGAAGTGGAGTAGTGGAACGACGCCCACCAGTTATTCGCGTCGGTGATCCACGCGGCGGGGCCGCACCCCTGCGACACGCTTGCCGATGTGGTGGCGTCCTGGGCTCCGAGGGCCACCGCTGCCAGCGGGTAGCCCGACGCACTGTCTGCGCTGTTGGCCTGGTTGGAGACCACAGACCAAGTGCCACGCAGGCCGCTCCACGCCTGTCCGGTATCGGTGTTGCCGAGTGCGCCGTTGGCGCGGTTGAACGCGTCAGTGATGACCGCGGCGATCCACTGCCGCCATGTGCCGCCGACCTTCACGAACGCGACCGACACGTTGCGCCATGTGCCGCCGACCTTCACCTTCGCCGCGGTCACGCTGTGCCAGGCGCCGCCGACCTTGACCTTCGCCGTCATGGTCGCACCTTCATCTTGTCCTTGTAGCGACGCTTCGCTTCTCGCGAGCAAGTGCGACAGAGCCTGGAATCCCCTGTCGCACCTCGCTGTCGCGCGGTGTTCTCAGGGGTGAACTCGTGGCCGTGCTTGCAGTGAGTGGCGCCTTGCCACTGATTGCGCCAGCGACCCTTCGCAGCCATGTCCTCGGAGTTGTCCTTGAGCGTGCCGATGAACAGGTGTGCGGGGTTGACGCAGCACCGCACGTCGCAACGGTGCAGGACGTACAGCCCAGCAGGGATGGGGGCGACGTATGCCTCGTACGAAACTCGGTGCGCCTTGTGGTACTTGCCTCGGACCGAGACGGTGCCGTAGCCGTTGATGTCGATAGTCTTTTGCCAGATCCAACAGCCGTTCGCATCGATGAGGATGCTCGATGCGATTCGACGCTCAAGCGTTGCGTCAGACATAGCGCAGCCAGACGTCACCGTCTGCGCCGCCAGACGGATCCGCGGTGGACATGGTGACCTGCCGCACGCCGCTGGAGCCGGCGGCGGTCGGTGACGTGACGTTGGCCAGTGGCAGTGTGACGGTGCCGGTGAATGTCGGCGACTCAATCGGAGCCTTGTCGGCGAGCGCGGCAACGGTGGCAAGTGCGCTGGCCTGGACCCCGTCGACCGTGTCCGCGTCCAAGCCCGAGCCTGCGCCGTCGACCGTGAGGAGCAGCGCGAGCAGCTGCGCTGCCGTGAGCGCAGGCTGCGCTGCGGCCCAGTTCGCAGCACCGGCACTGCCGGAGGTGTTGACCTCGAGGCGGCCGGCGGTGCTATTCCAGATGACGATGCCCGCCCACAGATTCGACCCGGACAACAGGTCGCGCTGCGTAGTGGTGTGGATGCCGCCCCAGGCGTGGGCGTCCAGCCAGGCGGCGAGGTTCGCCAGTTGCGTTGGCGCGTCTGCAGGGTCCGAGCCGGTCGGGTATGGGACGCCCTTGGCAGTGGTCGCGGTCATCGTCGACGTCCTTTCGTTACAGGGAGCCGGTGAGCAGTTGGCTGAACGTCTTGCCCGTGGCGGTGACGGCGTCCCACGTGGCGTACGTCGTGTTGATCTCGCTCCACGTGACACCCGGCAGGATCTCGACGGTGAGGGTGACGCCGATGGGTTTCGCCTGGAGCAGAAGTCGCGCGATGTCGGCTGCGGTGGTCGCCGGGTTGATGAGCTGTGGCGCATACACGCGCACGCGCACCGCCCATGCGCTGCCGTCGCGTTCGGTGATGTCCACGCGCTTGCCGCCGGTGAGGAAGGTCTGTGCGAGCTCGATCAATGCGGCCGGTGTGCCGCGTCGCCACATGAGGTGCGAGAGCACCTGTGCCCGCTGTTCCGCTAGCGGCAACGCTGCATCGATGCGGGCGCCGGCGAGTTGCCCCAACCATGCTGGCTGCGGTGTCGTGGCCAAGTCGAGCACCGTGGGCCACCCACCGGTCGCAGGTTGCAGCAGTGCGTCCGCGGTTTCAGCGGGGCTGGTGAGCCCGTCGACGAGGTCTTCGAAGAGTGTGCCGGCGTTGTCTTCGAACGTCTCCCCCAGACCCGCGCGCATGCGGGTGGCGAAGGTCATGTCACACCACCGTGACGGTGATGGTGGAGCCGGACGCACCCAGCGGCGAGGGAAGTGCGCCCGGCCCCGTCAGCGACGCCGCTGTCGATGATCCGTTGATGGAGATTGCGGTGATCGATGCGACGCCGGCGACGCGGCCGAGGACCGCTGAGACGTCGAAGCTCGACAGGCTGTCGCGTTCGCTCCAGGTCGTGATGTCGCCTGAGACGGTGCCCCAGTTCGCGGGACTGATGAGCGCGGTCAACGCCGCGAGCGCAGCGTCGTGGACGGCGGTGGTGGTGTAGGCGCTGTCGCGGGCGATGGTGACGTTGAGTGCGACGTTCGTGTACGTGGGGTCGATGAGGTGGAAGATGAAGTTCACTTCCCGTGTCGACTCGAGCAGCGTCGTGAGCTCTGCCTTCTTCCCACCGGTGAGGACTGCACCGGCGGCGTCGACGGCGATGACGGTGATGGTCTTCTCCGCGGGGACCGTCGGGGCTGCCGGGTTGTACATGTCCAGGGCGAGTGCCCGCTGCACACCCGTGATCGTCGTCGCGAGTGCTGCGACATCTGAGGCAAGGACACCGCCCGGTCGCAGCGTGGCAGCCCATGCGGTGAAGCGTGCGAGGAACGCGGCGATGCTTTCGGCGTCCGTGCCGCCGATGCCCGCGTTGATGACGGTGGCGGCGATGACGGTGAGGGTGGCACTGATGACGGTGGCCGTGGCGCCGGCGTTGACGTTGCCTGCCGCGCCGGCGTCGACGGCGATGAGATCGACACTCATGGTGCCGTGCCAGGAGCCGTCGGTCGCGGCGGTGAAGTTCACGAGCGCGGTGGCGTCGTTGGCGAGCGTGAAGGCAACGTCACTGACGGCGATCGTGAAGCCGCGCAGCACGGCCATGGCCTGCGTGAACGGCGCCGTGCCAGCCGAGGCCGGCAACGAGAGTGTGAGTTGCACGCCGGGCAGGGTCGCCTTCGCTGCCTCGATAGGGGCGAAGCCGAATGCGGTCGCGACGCCGGCGGCCGCCAGCTGCGTGGAGGCCAGCGCGAGCGCGTTGGTAGCCGCGATCTGCAGCGCGAACTCTTCGGCGAGTGCCACCTCTGGGGCTCCCTCGTTGGGCAGCCATCCGGGGATGCGGGTGGCGAGGCCGGTGAGGATGTCGGCGGTGATGGTGTCGGCATCTGCGTCGATGGTGATGGGGTCGAAGGCCATCAGGCTGCTCCTATCACGTCGAGGGCAATGTTCACGATGTCGTGGCGTTCGCCCGTGGCGAGCACGGAGGCGATGGTCTCGATAGCGACCGCTGAGACGCGGTCGTCCCACTCGCTGATGGCGTGCGCAATCTCCGCCTCATCGACGTCGAGTTCGCCGATCGGATCGACCAGGCCGTAGTCGGGGATGGCGGCGCGCTGTCCGCGCGGCGTGGACAGCAGCAGCGCGATGGACTGCGCGACGTCAGCCGCGGAGTCCTGCACCAGCGTCGCTAAGGCACCGCTTGGAGCGAGGTCGAGGGGCAGTCGGAGCGTGTGCATTACTCGTCCTTCCCTGCGATCCATGGCCCGCCATCGGTGAAGATGAGGAGCACGATGTCGCCGACCGCGAGTCCGGTCTTCTTGCCCAGGCATGGGCCGATGGGGTGCTGTCGGTCGCCGCCGAGCGGGGCAACAAAGACATCGCGAGGCGTCACGCTGACCACCTGCGCGGTGGCCGGCGGGTAGTCGGTGCGGCTGCGCTGCCGTGCGAGCAGGTCATCGAACATGGCGACTCACAGTCCGGTTGTCGGGCGCTGCAGCCGCACCGTCGACTGCGATCGATCGAGCAGTCCACGCGACCACGACGCGACGAGCCAGTCGCCGTCGGCAGGACCGTGGCCGGCGAGGGTGAGGACGCGGCCGATGTCGGCGCTCCACTGTGCGGTGCGCACCGTGAGGTTGGCTTCGTCAATGGCGCGACCGGTGTCGATGGTGCAGCCGATGTCGATGACGGCGCCCACGTGCTCGAACACCGCGAGCGGTGTGCCGCGCTGCAGGAGCCAGGCATCTGAGCCCATCAGCACGGTGTTGCCGTCGGAGAACAGGCGCCAGCCTTCGCGGGCGGCGATGTCGGTGAGCATCTGCCAGGAGGAGGTCGTGGCCCCGAGGCTGCGGCCAAGCACGCGGTGCGGCTTGGTCGACGCCTGCGGGTCGAGCGTGAGTTGCACGCGGCCGTCGCTGGCGAGTCGTGCTGCGTACTGTGCGAGTGTCTGCGATCCGCCGCGCACGCTGAGTCTGCCGGCGGGCTGACGGAGTGCTGCGATGAGCGTGTCCTCGAAGGTGAGTGTCAGTCGCGTGCCTTGCTTCTCCACGCGTGCGAGCGTGAATCCGAGGCCATCGACGATCGCCGTGAGAGTCGGCTTCACTCGCAGTAGCAGCGCACCCGCATCGTCGCGGAGCGCGACCTCGAGGATGCTCGCATGCTCGATGCTGCGCGTGAGAATCGGATCGCCGAGCACGTGTGGGAGCAGTGTGCCGTCGCTGAATTCGAGTCGATCGGCGAGGTCACTGGCCATGCATCGCGCTCGCAGTTCGCACCGGGGCTTTCGCCTTGGCGAGGAGCTTGTCCTTCACGTTCTTCGCGGGCTTGCCCTTGGCGGTGGCCGCGACGTACTCGGTAAGTTCGAGGACGAAGTCCTGCTGCACGATGACGCCACGCTGATCGCGGCGCATCTCACCTGGCGTGAGGTTCGTGAGGACCCACTTGATGGTCGCCGAGGTCTGCACGTTGCCGGTGAGTCCGAGGATCGGCGGGTCGGTGATCTTGCCGTCGCTGCTGCCTGGTTGTCCCATGGCGAGCAGGATCTTGATTTCGGCCTCGACAGAGCGTTGTCCGCGCGGCGTGACGCCGTCGAGTCGGATCGGCAGTGTGTAGACGAGGGCCGGCAGCCCGGTCCAGGCGGTGGACTGCTTGTCACGCTTGACGTCGTTGACGCTCCAGCCACCGACACCACCGGCGAAGGTGTCGACGTCGACGAGTTTGCAGACGATGGACGCCTTGCGCGGCGAGGTCTGCGTGATCTTTACGGTCTTCGGACGGGCGCTCATGCGCGGGCCAACCGTGCGCCGGTCGCGGTCATGATCCACTCCATGAGCACCTGCCCCGTGGGGGTGACGAGTTGGATGGCCTGCCCGCGTGACGGCGCGGACTGCAGGTTCGGCAGCGACGCAGCGATGCTGTCACTCGGCGTGGTCTGCATGCGCGCGGCAGCGAAGCCCATGAGGTTGCCCAGCTGGGCGTCGGTGAAGACGTTCTCGGGCTTGCCTGCTTCGGCCACGCGCACGAGCCGGCCCGAGGTTTCGACGCGGCCACCGGTGGCGAGGGTGGGGATGTGCGGGATGGCGGGAATCGCGGGAATGCCAGCCCATGACCACAGTTTCGGGGCACCGCCGGTGATCATGTTGATGCCGTCGATGAACCCGTTGACCATTCGGATCATCATGTTGAGCGGCGACTTCAATTTGGCGACGACACCGCGCACCACGCTGACGATCTTCCCGAAGTTCTTCGCGATGCGGATAACAACTCCACCGATTGCCTTCGAGATGACTGCGACGGCCATGCCAATCGGACCGGTGAGGATCACCAGGAGCTTGACCCAGTTGTGCTTGATCCAGTCGATCGCGCCTCGAACGTCGCCGACGATCTTCGTGAAGGCGGAGTTGACGCCGTTGCGGAACCAATCGACCTTCGTGTACGCGAGAATGAAGGCCGCGACGAGGGCGGTGACCCCGACCACGATGAGACCGAACGGGTTTGCGTTCAGTGCAGCGTTGAGCGCCCATTGCGTGATCGTGAGCTTCTTCGTCACCACTTGCGCTCGTGCTTCGGCGAACGTAAGACCCTCCCGCGCTACCGTCGCTCGCAGCTGCTCGAGTTCGTACAACTTCGCCTGCATCCGATATGCGCCGGTGAGCGCCGTCGACACTTTGATGATCCCGTTGTACGCCCCGATCACGGTCTTGGCGACGGTGACTCCGGTCGACACAAGTTTGATGGCCGCCCATAGCGAGAGTGCTGCCTGGGCGGCGAACTGGGCTTGCTTACCGTGGGCTCTCATCCAGGAACTGCCACGCCGGATCTGCACGCCCGCATTGGCCAGCACGTGGTGCAGTTTGAGCATGGAGCCGCGCCAGTTATCCCAGTCGTCAATGACGCGCTGCACTGCTGGAACGAGCCTGTCGAGCAAATACGAACCGAGCCGCGCGAGCTTCGGCAGCAGCTTGTAGCCGAGCGTCTCCTTCATCTCATCCCACTGGATGGACAGGCGAGCGAACCGGCCGGCCGCAGATTCGGCGGCAGCTGAGGCCTGCCCCTTGAAGGTGATCGCCATCTCTTTCACCACCCGTGTGAACGACAGTGCCTTGCCGTGCACATCCTTGATGCGAATGCCGAGCCGCGACAGTGCGCCCATGTTGCCCGCTTGCGCCTTGGCCAGCGCCGTCGCGACCGCCTCCAGGCTCTTGCCGGAACCGGCCGAGACATCCATCGCCAGGGACGTCATCCGCTGCGCAGCGCCAATGTCGTGGGTCGATTGTGCCAGGCGCTGCAGCGCCGGGCGCAGCTTGTCGTCGACGAAGCCGAAGGCGAGGGCCTGCTTGCTGATCCACTCCTCGACGCCGGCGGTCTGCGCCTTCGTCGCATGCGTGGTGTTGCGCAACGCGATGGCGAGTCGGCGCGAGGAGTCCTCGTCCTCCAGCGCATTGGTCGCGGCGTCCTTGAGCCAGCCGGTGGCGACCTTCACGACCTTGAGTGCGGCGATGGCACCGACCACCGTCTTGAGTCCGAGCGCCCACTTGCGAGTGCGCTTGTCGATGCTCTCGATGCTCGAGCTCATCTTCATGAACGGCGTCTTCGTCTTGCCTGCCGCCAGGCCGGTGCGGCCGATGCCGGCCTCGATGTCGCGGGCCTTCTTGGCCGCGGTCTTCGAGCCCGAGGTCTTCCACGCGAGGACGACGGTGCCGGTCGTTTGCTGCGCCATCGTCGTCCTCCTATCCGTGGAGTTTCGGCAGGTTCTTCGCCAGCCAACGCGTCATGTGTTCGACGGTGAGTGACGAGGTCTTCGATGCCAGGTAGTCGAGTTCGCCCTGCCGCTGTTCGGCGTCGATGTGGGCGCGCTCGGTGAGGACCGCGCTCATGATGCGCTGGTCATCTTCGGCCAGCGCCAAGAAGGTCAGCGGGTCGATACCGAAGTGGGAGGCCACCGCTGCCGATGTGATGGCAGGGTGGCCTAGGAGTTTCCCTCGTAGTCGGCGGCGACCGTTTCTGCGGTGTAGCCCGACCATTCGGCCAGTGCCGCCGCGGTGGCGGCAATGTCACCGTCAGTGGCGTACAGCGCACGCACGACGGCGACGGCAGTGCCGCCGGCTTCGGGGGCGCCGATGAGTTCGGCGAGTTCGTGTCCGAACACCGGCCAGTCGCTGGGGTCGCCCAGCGGTTTGCCGAGATCGTCGAGTTGGAACACGCCGACTGCGCAGTGTGCGAGGACCTGGGCGTTGGCGATGACGCCGGCGTCGGCGTCCTTGGACTTCTCGGCCGCGTTCATGATCTTCGTTACCAGTCCCTGCGGGGCGGGCTTGAAGCGCACGAGAACGCCGCTGTAGCGCGGCACCGGGATGTCGATGAAGAGGGTGGCCTTGATCTTGTCGCGTTGGGCGCGAAGCCCGGCGAGCGCCGAAGACGGGGCTGCCGGGACTTCGCCCAACGTGGTGTCGTGCAGGTCGCCGCTGTGTTCGTTCATCGCGTTCACGCCTTCTTCGCGACGGCGATGACGACGGTGGCGATCTTACGGTCGTCACTCGCGGAGTCGGTGTCGTCGAAGGTGGCGGACTTGATGATGCCGGTCCACGTCTCGGGCTTGGCGATCGGCGCACCGGATGCGTCGGTGGGGGTGTCGGTGACGACCGCCACGGCGGCAGTGCCGATGTAGCCCTCCATCGCCTCACGCAGTCCCGTGGTGGGGTCGTACGCCTTGGTGACGGTGACGTCGGCGACCGTGGGACGACCGGGGTCGACCTGTTCGCCGCCGCCGCCGGGACGGTAACGGGATTCGCTGGACGAGATGTCGCCGCCGCTGCGGGTGTCCCACACGCCATACGACGTGCCGTTCACGCTCAGGGAGACGAGGCCGTTGCTCTTGGTGACTCGCGCCATGGTCTACTCCTTGTCTCAGATGCTGCGCACGACAGCGTTGATGGTGATCTGTTCGACCGAGCTGGCCGGGGTGAAGGCGACCGCACCGTGCAGTTCGCCTGCGGCGATGGTCGCGGTCGTGTTGTTCGTGAAGTCCACGACCACGCTGTAGGCGTCGGCTGGCTTCGCGCCGTAGAGCACGTTCGCCGCGTAGAGGCCGAGCAGGTAGCCGCCGAGATCACCTGCGACCTGGGCGAAGAGTCGGCCCTGGCCGTCGATGTTCTGCCCCGAGTAGGCGGCCATGATGGCCGCGACCTTGGCGCCGACTTCGGCTGCGAGGCGTCCGTGCTGCAGCTGATGCCACAGCGCCTCGGTCGACAGTGCGATCCAGCCCTGCAGCCAGATGATCTTGCCGTCGGCGCTGACGCGGATGGGGTTGACGCCCGCGCCATAGAGGGTGTCTGCATCGGCCTTGGTGACCTTGCCTGACGGGGTGGAGAGACCCACCGCGCCAGTCAGCACGGACACCGGGCGTGCGCCGGTGGCAGAGCTCGGGTTGAAGCCAGCGGAGCCATGTTCGGCGTCGGAGCGTGCAGCGAGTCCGGCGGCGATGACCGAGGCAGGCACTTCGCGGGTGCCCGATCCGGTGAGCGCCGGGAACAGCAGGCGCGGACCGACCATGGCTGCCCGGGTCGAACCGGCCGCGGAGGCAAGTCCGGCAGCGGTGGTGGCGGAATCGGCCGCCGTGAACGACGCGGAAGTCGGCACGTCGAGCAGAACCACCCGCGTGGGGTGGGCGTTGGCGTGCGCCAACAGTGCCGTGTATGCGAACGCGGTGGCGATGCCGGCGACGACGACCTGGCCAGGGCCGAGATCATCGGTGAACAAGTCGAGAGCCGCCGTGCACTCGGCGACGGTCGGAGCAGCCGGGCTGGCCGCCGCGACCTTCACCACGAAGGCAGCGGCGCCACCGTTGGCGAAGAAGTCCCCCAGCCAGGCGGCGGTATCGGTCGGGACCGAGGCGGCCAGCGCCTGCGCCATGGAGGTGACGCGGGTGGGTGTGGTGGGGCCGGTGGCTCCGGTGTAGGCGAAGAAGAGGACGCCGGTATCGGTGGGCGTCCCCGCAGTGGGGATCGCTCCCGAGACGTTGACGGTGATGCTGGGAGACGCCATGACGGCTTCCTTTCTCAGTGGGACTTACTGGTCGACCGTCGAATGAGTGGAGGTGACGGTAGGCATGGGCTGCAGCAGGCGGCGGAACTCGTCGAGGTCGATCGCGTCCAGGATGCGGATCTCCAACACGATGGCGGCAGAGGCGATGGTGCGGGCTTGACTGACGTCGGCGAGGTCGTCGTAGTGCGCGGAGATGGGACGCACCGACGACGCGATGCCGCCGAGGCCCCGGTCAAGGGTGGCGGCGATGGTGATGGCGGTGGCCCAGCGGCGGATGCGCTGTGCGGTGTCGGCGTGGTCCTTGCCGCGATCGCGGATACCAACGGCGACTTGCCAGGTGCCATCGAACTGTTCACCGGATCGCGTGGTGTCGAAGTCTGCGCGGCTGGTGCCGATCATGACGGCCGGCAAGTTGGCGGCGGCTACCGCGTTGAGGTCGGGCACCTGCTGGAAGGTGCGCACATCGCCCAACTGCCCGAGCCACCCGAGCGCCTCGAGCACGTCGCGCAGATGGTCGCGCAGCACCTGCTCAACGGCGGTGCAGATGACGTCCGCATCGATGATGGGAGCGGGCATTAGGACTCCCTCACGGCAACTGGCGTGACGGCAACATTGAGCATCTGCGCGATGAGTTCCTCGATCACTGGCAGCAAACGTGCCTGTGGGGGGATGCCCATGATGTTGCGGCGCGGCTGATGCTTGGTGCCGATCTGATGCCAGAAGCCGTAGCCGGGGGCGACGACCTTCACCATGGTCGCGGTGCGCCGCGGCGTGCCGAGCAGCGCGTCGACAAGGGCGCCGGTCTCCACCATGGTCTTGCTCGAATGCTTGAGATCCATCGTCGCTTGCAGGTCACGCGGCCACGGCGAATAGCCGGCGCGGCCCTGGCTGCCGATGAGGTCGCGCTCCCATCGCCGCGCGGCCTTGGCCAGGATGTCGAGTTGCGCACTGACGTTGAGCGCGTTGCGCTCCAGGCCTTGCAGCAAATTGACGGCGCTCTTGCTGTCGATGGTGAGCTCGGCACGCGTCGTGATACCCATGGTCAGCCTTGCAGGATGGCGGCGAGGATCTCGGCCTTGGTGCCGTCAGGCACGGTGATGCCGCGGGCAGCGGCGTAGTCGAGCAGGTCAGCCTTGCGCCAGTCGATGCTCGGCTGCGGCTCGGGGTCGAAGGCAAGGACCGCGCCGTGCGCAAGCAGCCGAGCAACGTCGGCGCTGTCGGCGTCGACGGGCAGTGCGCTGCCGGGATCAACGAGGTCGATGCCGTGCGGCGTGCGCACATGCACCGGGACGGTAGCGAGCCACATGGCCACTCCTCAGTCGATCGGGTCTGGGTAGGTGCGCGCGGCTGGGAATGACGCCATCGGCAGTCCGACGGCGATGGCGCCCAGGTCCGTGCCGGAGGCGGCGCCCTTGAGTGTGGCGAGCATCTGCTCGAAGCGCTGGTGCAGGAACCAGCCACGGCCGATGTTGCCTGCGGTCTGCTGCTCGGGGAAGCAGGCGTACTCAAACTGCGAGGCGATCTCGTAGGCGGCGGCCTGGACGGCGAGATCGCGCACCGGGCCGGGCGCAGGATCCACACCAACGATGATGGTGATCTGCGCCGCGACCGCGGTGCGTAGCGACGTGAACAGGGTCACGCCTGCTGCATCGGCGCGATCGACAAGGTCGGGTTCGCGTTCGGCCAAGTGAACGCGCACCGCCTCCTTGCCGATCGCGTCGATGAGCGTCATCGTCTACTCCTGCGCCTGCTCGAGTACGGCGATGATGTCGGCCTTCTTCGTCGCCTCACCAAGGTCGACGCCATGCTCGTCGGCGTACGCCTTGAGATCGACAACCTTCATGTCCGCGAAGTCCGTGCCGTCGCCGGTCCCATCGGTGGCGGCAGTGACGGGCTCGACGGTCTGTTCCCCGGTCTCGATGTTGCGAGTGACGGTGAACTCACCGGCGTGGGTGCGCATCGTGTACGTCTCAACGCGATCAGTCATGATCGTCAGCCGTTCAGGACGCCGGGGAGGCGAGCCGCGGACTTGCCGTTGAAGATGGCGATGCCCGTGTAGAACTCGATGCGGGTGCGGAACGCGGGCTTCGTCTGCAGTTGGCCGAGGTCCTCCACCTGCACACCGCCGTTGGTGAGCCCGAGCACGCCCGAGTCGCCGAAGGTGGATCCGTACTTGACGGCGTAGATCGACGAGGCGACGTTCGACGCGCCCTGCGTCTCCGTGGCCGGAAGCACTGCCGTGCCGGCCAAATCGGTTCCTGCGTCGAGGATCGGCACACCCTGCCACATGACAGCACGCTTGCCTGAGATGTCCTGCAGGAGCGCGGTCTCCAGGCCGGCATTGCGCATCGCAGAGCGGATCTTCCCGAGGATCGCGGCCGAGCAGTAGATCGCGCCGTTGCTGCCATTGATGCCAGGCACCGAGGCGAGCAGGTCATCGAGCTTGTCGAAGAACGCCGAACGCGTCGCCGCGTCGGTGTTGATCGCCGCGCCGTTGGCAGCGTTGGCGAGCACCTGCGCTCCGGTGAGACGAGTCTTCAGGCCGTCGAAGCTGTCGGCGTTGACACCGACGTTGCCGTTGAAGAAGGCGTCCGAGTAGGCGAAGGACAGTGCCTTCACCTTGAGCGCGGTCTGCGAAGCCCGCTGGTCATTCACGTTCGACAGCGTCTTGGCGATGAACCGGTCGACGTCGGCGTCGCCGCCGAGGATCTTCAGCGACTCGGACTTCGGGTTCACCGTGCCGGTGGACTCGGTGTAGGCGCCGTTGACGGCACGGAACGCGATGCCGGGGAGCGCGAGCTCCTCGTTGTACGCGTACGCGTTGCCTTCGATCGGCTCGAAGTTGATCCGGTCGAGGATCGGGTTCTCCTGGATGAACGTCTCGATGACGCCCCGCTGCAGGACGGTGGTGGACTGCTTCGCAGCCTCGGCCAGAGTGACGGCCATGTCAGTGCTCCTTCTTGGTCTGTGCGTAGGCCGCGCGAAGCGCGTCCATTGGCGTGTCGTGGGTGCCGCTGGTCGTGTCGTTGATGTGCTCCGCCGAGGCGTCGAAGCCGACCTCGGTGGTCAGCGAGGCGAGTGCCTCGATGGTTTGCTTGGTGCCCTCGAAGTCGGCACGCAGGTGCGCCTCGAAGTGGCCGCGACGCGACTCGGCGAACTTGCCGGCGCGGATCGCCGCGTCGAGCACCTCGCTGATGGCGTTTTCGTGGGCGCGGGCTTCCGCGTCACGTCCGGCGGCAGCCTGACGCTGCAGCTCGGCGAAGGTGGACTTGTCGAGCACCACCGTCTCGTCTGCTGCGGCCGGCTCGTCTGCAACCTCGGGAGCGGTCGCGGGAGTCGCCTGCGCGTCCTCGAGCGCGTCCGGTGCGGTCGCGTTGATGTCGTCGCTCATGGCGACTCCTTCCTGATGGTCACCCGTCGCGGATGCGTCGGGAGTTTCGTGGGCCGCTGCTGCACGCTGCGCGCGGGTAGCGGCGCGCAGGAACTCGGTGGCCGATGCCACGATCGGATCGGGCGTCGGCGGGATGACGATGCTTTCGGCGTTGGCGCTCACGCCCTGGTCGGCGATGACGGCGACACGATCGGCGAGGCCGAAATCGACTGCCTCACCGTCGGCCAGCCAGGTCTCAGCAGCGAGGATCGCTGCCCAGTCCTTCTCGCCGGCCTTGTCGCGGTACACGCTCACGATGGAGCGTTCGATGCTGTCCAGGACTTCGGCGTCCTTGCGGAGGTCCGCCGAACTGCCGATGGAGAACGTCCACGGCGAGTGGATCATGAGCATGGACCCCGGCGACATCACACACTCATCGAGCCCGGAGGTGATGATGGAGGCGGCGGATGCTGCCAGTCCGTCAACCACGGCGGTCATGGATGCCTTGTGTGCGCGTAGCGCGTTCAAGATGGCCAGGCCCTCGAACACTTCACCGCCGGGTGAGTTGACGCGGACGATCACCTGCGTGACGTCGGCGCTCAGCTTGTCGAGCACGTCGGTGACGTCTTGCGCGGACACGCCCCACAGCCCGCCCCATGAGTCGACCGGCCCGTAGATGCGCAGCGTCGCGATGCTGCCGTCGCCGCCCGTGTTCGGGGTGGTGACGAGCCCGAAGAAATCGGTCTTCGCCTTCGGCATTTCGCGGTCACCCCAATAGCGGCGCTCCGCGCGCTGGGCGTTGGCCTTATTCAAGATCGCCATCGATGCTCCTCAGACGGTTGGCGGTGCAGTGGCAGCGACGGAGTCCGCGCCGTAGTTGACGGGCGCCGCAGTGATGGGCGCGAACACCAGCCGCGGGGACGGTTCGGTCGGCCCGTAGTTGATGTCTACGAGGTCTTCAATGATGTGCTTGGTGGCGGTGTCGCGGATGTTCTCTGCGACAACTTCGACGGCCAGGTTCTTCACCTGCTCGAGCGTCGTGCCCAGCGCCCACGAGCCGGTGCCTGCGGACTGGCCAAGGTTGAGCACGTTGGCGAGGACCGACTTCAGGATCGACTCGTCGTGGTAGCGGATCACCGGCAGGATCTGCGGCAGCGTGCCAGTGACGCCGAGGATCTCGAGCTTCGCGTCCTTGGGCACGGCGACGCCGGAGTTGTCGCCGGCACGCAGTGCCGAGGTGATGTCGAGGCCCGCCTGCAGCTGTGCGGCCGAGCCGTCGGGTGCGGTGTAGGTGGGGATGCCGAGGCCGTTGCGTTCGATGACCTGGTCCTGGACGCGAAGTTCGCGGTCCTTGAGTAGCCAGTTCTTGTAGGCGCTGCGCAGTGCTGATCGGCCCTGCCAGTTGCCGCCGCGCTTGCGGTGCACGTAGGCGACGAGTCGATCGACTTTGAGCTCTGGCCCATTGTTCGCGCCGAAGCCGATGACGGCGGCGCCGCCGTACTCGGGTGACTTCTGCGTGATGGAGATGAGCCCACCGTCAGCCGCAACGTTGAACGCGGCGATGGTGCGCGCCGGTCGGTAGCCGAGCTTGCGCAGATGGAACAGCCCGTCGCCGCCGGTCTCGGCAGGAACGATCGGGTAGTAGATCTGCTCGAAGATCGCATGCCCGTACACGAGGTGATCGACGACCGCCGTCTCCAGGTGTTCGGTCCATGAGAAGCGGCCGCGGGTGCGGTTGGCGGCGACGTCGTCCATGCGGGCGAAGCGGTCGAGGATGGTGTCGCCCTCGACCTTGTCCGGCAGCACCGGCAGCCCGAGATCGTTCGCGACGTGCGCCACCACGGCCGGATCGCAGCCGAGCCCATCGATCGCCCACGTGGTGCGCAGGATCGGAGACGTGATGGCGGCCAGTGCGGACTCGACCTGCGTGTCCGTGCTCGCCATGCGCTCGAACACGCCGACGCTGTTGGGCCAGCGCAGCTCCGGGGTTTCCTCGCCGGCGAGGTCGGTCCACCACTGCTGCGGGGTGGCCGCAATGGTGTAGCCCTTCTCGCTGCGAGCGGCAGACGAAGGAACGAAGACCTTCGCGTCTCCGGTGTTGGGTGTCGGCATTGGTCCTCCTTCCGGCTAGAACTTCGCGGCGCGTACGTCGAAATGCGGGGCGTTCGCTGCAGGGACTCGCCCAGCACCTGACGTCACCGCCGGCAGCGCCGCAGGCTCCACCGGCTTCGACGCCTGGTCGAGCATGTAGGCCGCCCACGTGAGGGCGATGACGGCTGTGGAGTCGTCTTCGGTGGTGCGCTTCCAGGTGCGTGCGCCACTCACGTCGCGCGTATCTGCGGCCGCGAACGAGGCCAGCAGCAGGTCGTTCTTCAGCAGTCGCAGCGTTGGTGTGTCGGTGGCCAGCGCATCGAACATGGCGCCCCAGGCGGCGCCGATGTCCTTGTAGGTGAGGAACACCATCGGAACGCCGGCATCCCGTAGCGGTGCCACCAGCGAGCTCGCCGGAGACTGCGGGTCGATGAGGACGCCGAAGGTCTCGTGCTCGCGGGTGAGTCGCTGCAGCTCGGGGACGACCCACGCGGTGCCGACCTCGGCCGCCTGCAGCCAGCCGACCTTCGTGCCGTCGGCGGTGCGGCCGGCGGCACTGATGGAGGCCGACTGTCGGTTCCAGTGAACTTCGAGGGCGAGCATCACCGGGCCGGTGACGTCGACGTCGCCTGCGAGGTTGGCTTCCTCCACTCGGCGGCGTGGGATGACCCACTCCTCGCCCTCTTCGCGCGGGTACTGCCCGACGCCGAGGCGTTCGGCGGCGAAGTAGGTGGGGTCGATGGCGGCACCCATGGATCGGTACTCGGCCTCGATGGCTTCGGGCGTCATGAGGATCCCGAGCATCGGGTTGGTCTTCGCCCACGTACGCGGACTTGCCGCGTCGTCGACGTCGAGGTCTGCAGCCCAGCGGTAGCCGAGCATCCGCTTGTCCTGCGGAGCCTCACCGCGTCCGCGCAGTTCGAGCTCGAGGAGCACTCGCTTGACGAGACGCGCCAGGACGATCGAGGACTTGTAGCCCGCGGATCCCATGAAGATGACCTGCGGGTCGCCGATCTTGGATCTACCTGTGATGAGCGGCAGGACCGAGGCGACGTGCTCGTCGCGTGCGTCTTGCACCTCATCGACGATGAGGCAGTCGGCTTCGAGTGAGCGTGCGTTGCCGGCGGTGCGGGTGACGAAGCGCAGCACCTGAGACGGTTCGTTTCCGTAGGAGCGGAACTCGATGGACTCGCGGGCGACGGCCGCGCGGACGATCTTGACCTCGCGCTTGAGTTCGGGATCGGAATCGATCATGTCGTCGATGCGGCGGAACGCCTCCGTCGATGCTGCGCCGCGGTGCGCGGAGTACACGATGCGACGCTCGCGAAAGACGTAGATCCCTGCGAGGCAGCGGGCCTCAGCGACGACGCTCTTGCCGTTGCGTCGAGAGAGCTCGAGCAGCACCTCGAGTGCCGACCACTTCGTCGAGCCGTCGGGCAGCACACGGCGTGACAGCATGTCGGTGAGGTGCAGGATCTGCCACTCCGCCAGCTGCAGCCCCACGCAGTCGAAGATGTCGATGGCGGCCTGGATGTCGGAGTAGGCGACGTCGACCGGACGCAGGAGGTGCGTCGGGGTCTGCGACCCGCGAAGGTCAGCCCACGGATCCAGCGGCGTCACGTGCCCGTTCCTCTCGTTCGCGACGTGCACGTGCGACGCGGGACTCGGGGATCACGTTCGTCGATGCTGCCGGCGCTTCAGCCTCCGGCCTCGCCGCGGGGACGTGCTGCACGATCGCGGTCTTGCCCCAGCGATCGGGGTTCAAGCGCTCGAGCAGCCACTTGCTGGCTTGCCACTCCTCGCCGCGCGTGGCAACCACGGTGAGTGCGCGCAGCTCGGCTTCGGCGCTCGCCTGGTCGATGCGTGCCGCCATAGCTTTGTCGGCCTCGAGGAATGGAGCCAGGGCAGCGACGCCATAGGCCTGGGCGGCGCGATCGCGTTCCATGCCCATCGCCACTGCTCGCACGATGCTGTCTGCGGTCTGTGCCGGCAACTTCGGCGGCTTCGGTCGCGGCGTGCGCTTGGCCGTCGTGCGCTTCTTCGCCGGCGGTTTCGCAGGCGTTGCGCGAGGCACGGTCACCAGCCTCTCGGTCGGCGAGGACCGAGGCGCCGGGCGTTGCCAATCTCGGCGCCAGCTGAGCGATTGCATGAGCGGTGCTCGATGCGATCGCCCTTCGCGTTGGGATCGGTGATGAGATCGACGCTGTGTCCGAGGTCAAGGTCTTGGGCCTCAAGCATCGGTTCACCGCAGCGAGGACACGGCATCGGGCGTCCCGCTCGGGCTTCCCCCACCACCTGCTGCAGCAGCTGCGTGCGTCGACGCTGATGCGCCGAATCGCCACCTCGAGGACGCGCGGGAGACGGCATAACGAGCCTCCGCGATTCCTCGATGACGGGCCGACGCGCCGAAAGTCTCGCAACGTGTGTGAAAAGCGTGGGAGCGGGCGGACGCTGGACCGCATCGGCGTGTCCCAGTTTTTCCTGATGGCCAGTGGCTCATGCATGACAAAAGCCCCGGTGCGGGGGCATCGGGGCTTCGTATGGGGCACCGGGCATGGTGCTCCGCCAGAAATGTTACAACGCGTTTGCCGTGTTCATGCAACCTTCAGATCGGCGTGTCGCTCGCAGCGTTCGGCTCCGCCTCGGTCGATGCATACGGCGCAGAAGACCTTCACCGTGCGCACGTGATCGATGAGTTGTCGCCTGCGCCCCCAGTGCTGCCGATGTGCCAGGAGACGGGCGTTGCCTTCGCTGGTGCCCAGGCGCATGGCAGCCTGGGCGAGGTTGAGCCAGTCGGAGTTGACGCTGAAGACCACGGCCACAGCCAGGCGATACTCGGCGCTGGTGGCTTCGTGATGGCAGTAGGAGCAGATCCACGTGTCGCGGGCTTGGGCGTCGTGCGGCTGCTCGCCGTGTCGGGCGTCGGCCCAGTGCTTGACGTAGATGCCGCGCTCGCAGCGCAGACAGGGTGCTCCGGTGTCGCGTTGCTCCCCGTCCTTGAGGATGCCTTCGAGGTAGTGACGCGAGTGCGTGAGCTGCGTCGCCAGTTCGGCAAAGGGCAGTGCGAGGTCGTCGGCGATACGGTCGAGGTTGCCTTGCAGGTAGTCCAGTTCGTCGGCCAGGCGCACGCGGCCATGGGGTTCGCTGACGTCCCACTGTTCGCGGATGAGGCGCGCCCAGGAGTGCGCCACCCACAGCGGGTGACGGGCGTCGACGGTCTCGTAGGTGGCGCACGGATCGCCAACGGGGCCCAGCGCGTTCATGGCCTCGGAGTCCAGGCCATCAGCCTGTGCCTGGTCGCGCAGGCGGTCGGCGTCGGCGAGGACGGCCAGTGCGTCGAGATCGAGGCGTACGCCGTGGCGGCAGGCGAGGCACACGCTGTCGTGATGCGTGACGCCGCAGGCCAGGCAGTGCGCTGCCTCGCATGGTTGGCAGCCACGGCAGGCGTTGTCGGGGCACTGCTGGAGGTGCTGGTGCTTGAGCGAGCGGGGCTGGGTGTGGCCCTTCCAGATGCAGGCCGGGTACTCGATGAGGGTCATGGCGTCTCTCTCAGAAGGGCGGTGGGCAGGTGCAGGGGTTGGGATGGCAGGGGCACGGCAGTGCGGCAGTGAAGGCGCTGAGGAGCGTCTCGGCCGCGCTCAGGGGACGGTCGTGGCAGAGGTGGCTGCGGAGTACGTCCTGGCGTGGACTGCCTGCAGGGCTGCCTGCGATGCGGCCGGCGTCACGTCGTTCGAGCTCGTAGCGGGCCAAGCGCACGAGGGCGTAGGTCTGTCCCTGAAAGCGCTGCGGCGGACGCAGGTAGGCAAGGGCTTCGCCGAGCGGGGACAGGGCGATGGGATCGCAGATGGCGTCGGTGGCGGCCCAGTCGGCGTCGAGTCCGCGCACGGTCCATGCGCCGCATTTGGGGCAGCGGTGAGGATGGGCGCGACGCGTGATGCCCTGGCCGTAGCCGAGGTCGTCGATGGCGCGCTTGGCTGCCTGCGTGAGTGTGGACTGGGTGCCGCTGGCGAGGATCTCGAGGATGGTCATCGGGTGCCCCAGGTGCCTGACGGTGCCTCTGATTCGACATAAGCGCTTCGTATGTGTGTGCGCGATTGAGGGGATGTATACCTAGAGGCACCCTGAGGCACCCGAGTGCTAGACCGATCGCTGTCTGCGGCGCTCACAGCAAGGCGCGCGCGCGTAGCGCTGAACGCCGAACATGAGACACCCAGAGGCACCCAACGGGTGCCCCATGAGGCACCCGTCATTGCCCCCACCTCGTCGCCTCGTCTGCTTCGTCGGTGCCTGACAGGGTGAGGTTGGTGAGGAAGCGCAGCCCATGGGAGCGCGTGGAGCCGATCGGATAGCGGCCGCGCAGGCCACTGAGCAGCGTCTTGGCAGTGACCGGAGTCTCGCCTTCGGACCGGCACCATGCCTCGTACGCGCTCGTTACGGCGACGCTCTTGACCTTCACGTGCTCGCCGCCGCCGATGATGCACACGTCCTCGACGAAGCGCGCCACGGTGTCGGTGTCGCGCTCGTAGTCGTTGGTCGCGGCATGGACGCGGGAGGGCTCGGCAAGGCCAGTGGCGGCGTACTGGGCGGCTCCCTCGGCTATCCACGCGAGGATGGCGGGACCGTGATCGGCGACCAGGCGATCCTTCAGCGTGCCGTCGCGTTGCTCCTTGGGGATCTGGTGATCGAAGGGCACTTCGCGGATGCGTCGCCAGAAAGCCGACCCGCCGGCAGTGACTTCGGGTCGATGGTTGGACATGAGGAACACGGTGTGCGAGGGGGTGAAGTGGAAGAAGTCCTGACGCATGAAGCGGGCCTTGAGTCGGTCGCCTCCGGTGAGGAGTTTCACCTTGCCCTCGTCGAAGCGTTCGCCGGTGTTGGTCTCGGAGCTCACGACCATGCGTACGCCCGCGAGGTCGGCGATCTCGGTGTCGTGCTTCGGTGCTCCGGCCAGGAGGAAGCCCTTGGGTGCGGGTGCTGCGTAGTCGCCGAGGATGGCCATGACGGTGTCGAGCAGCACGGTCTTGCCGTTGGCTCCGGTGGCCCCGTAGAAGACGGGCAGGATGTTTTCCAGCACCACGCCGAGTGCCGCGTAGCCCAGGAGCCGCTGCATCCAGCCGATGAGTTCGGCGTCGCCTTGGAAGGTGGTGTCGAGGAACGCCAGCCAGGCGCTGCGGTCGGCAGTGAAGTCTGGCGCGCATCGGGTGATGCGGGTGTGCAGCTTCGCGGGGTCGGCGGGCTGCAGGGTGCCGGTGCGCAGGTCGATGATGCCGCCGGGGGTGTTGAGCTCCCACGGGTGGGCGTCGAGTGCCTCGGTGTTGACGGTGATGCGATGGTCGGTGCTCGCCTGCGTGAGGCACGCCGATGTCCCAGCGGCGGACAGGCAGCGTCGCTTGTGCGTGAGCCATTGCTTATCATCGGGGTAGGTACGGGCGACGAACTTCGCGTACTCGCGCACGATCCCGCCGCCGGCAGATTGCTTGCGCCAGCGCCAGCCGTCCCAGTGCAGCCACTTGCCGCTGTCTTCCCAGTAGCGGATGGTGTCGCCGAACTCGGCGATGAGGTGTTGGGCGTGCCCGTCCTCGCTCATGGCGAGCGTGCTCGTCGGAGCGTCCGCGCTGTCATGCGCTCGCGTCTCTGGCAGCGTCTCGGTCACGGTCTGGCCTTCTGGTACGTGCGTCACCGCTGCGACGCTCTGCGTGGCGCTGTGCGTCTCGACGGCGATGGTCGGCTGCGTCCCGTACCCGGCCGCCGACAGTGCCTTGGCAGCTGCCGTGTAGTCGCCGTGGTGCTCCAGCAGCGCGTGCACCGCGAACTTGCTGTAGGGACGCTCGGGCTCGAACTCGGTGCTCGAGGAGAACACGTAGAGGCGGTCGACGCCGTCGGCGGCCTGCCCGGTGGTGGCGCTGATGCCGGGGTCGGTCTTGCCCGGCCTCCGCCAGGCGTAGCCGTTGCCCATGCGTCGAGCCACTGTCCAGCCGTGGGGTCCGAGGATGTCTTCCCACTTCGCCTTCGCGTTGAAGTCGTCGCCCGGTCGCGTGCCGGCGGTGGCGCTGGTGAAGAGGCCGTCGCCACCGGTCTCGTGGAGCGGCTCCTCGGGCACGTACTCATCGAGCATGTGCACGAGTGCGGCCAGCGCATCGCGGTCATCGATGCTGAGGGTGGCGAGGCTGCTTGGACTGCCGGCACGGACCTGCCAGGGTCGGCCGGTGGCGTGCGTGGCGTCGCCCGACGGGGCAAGGATGAAGTAGCCACCCTCGCCCCTGGTCTCGGCGAGCACGGTGCGCTTGTCGGCGCGTGCGAGCTTCTGATTGCCGGCCACGGGACCCGCGACGCGGTACACGAGGTGCAGTCCACCGCTCGGCGAGCTCTGCACGTACGACCCAAGGGCTGCCTCGATGACGTGGGTGAGGGCGTTGTCCTCGGCGTAGGTGTCAAGGCGATCGCTGGCTCCGGCGGCGACGGCGCGGCCTTCGAGCTCGATGAGTTCGAGATTGCCTGACACCGCCCCGCAGACGGCGGCCAGCGCGTGTTGATCGTGCGCGAACCAGGCGATGAGTTCGTCGAACGTCGGGAGCCTGGTCTGATACTCCTTCCACGACTTCAGCGCCGGCGCCTTGCTGCCGTCCTTGCGAATGGGGATGACGCTGACGCCGGCGTTGTGCCAGGCGATCGCGGCCTGCAGAACGCTCACGCCGACTCACCGGGTCCATGTGTCGCGGCAACCTTGGTTCCTAGGATGGAGTCGCGCATCGCATTGCGGTAGCCGCTCTCGTACGCCTTCTCCCGCTCGTCCACGCGGGCCGCCGCCAATTGCTCGCAGATGCAGGGCGCACCACACGATGTGCAGAAGGTGCCTGGTTCGTTGCGGTGGTCGGAGGGGACATGCGCGAATTGATCGCAGGTCGTTCCGTCCGCGAGGAGGCAATACGGGTCATGGGTGGTCGGCTGCGCGCTCATTTCGCATCGTCCCCTGGAGTCCAGATGACGCGTGCGGTGCCGTGGGCGTTCAAGCCTCCCCAAGTAGCAGTGATGCCCCCGCCCACCCAGCCATGAGCTTCGCGCTGCCAGGCGTGGTCATATTCATCGAGGACGACGGTATGAATCGGCGGCTCCGGCGGCAGGGAGCGGCGTAGGACGGTGACGGCGGTGATGTTCCCGCGTGCGGATGTTCCGAAGGCCCAGCGCAGTTCGTCATCTGTGACGAGGATTCGATCGCCGTAGGTGTCACGGCCAAAGACGCCTTCCACGGCACCGTCCGCGTACTCCACGCGGATCTTGTCTCCGTCGTTCACGTTTGCGAATAGGTCCGCGGTCATGCCTCTCCCCTTGTCGTTGGTGTTGGTTGGTGCCACGCTCGGTCGCGAACCGGCGGCCCCTGTGGGCGGCGTGGCTGTCGATGCCTGTCCGGCAGGCATCGGCTAGAAGGGCGCGACGTATCCGGGGAACACGGTCGCGGGGTCGATGCCGGCGGCCTTGAGGCTCGCGATCTGCTCGGGCGTTGGCTGTGCGGGCGCGGCGGCCGGAGCCTGCTGGAACGCCGGTGCTGGAGCCGCTGGCGCCTGCTGGAACTGCGCGGGAGCCGCGATCGCGTTCTTGAGTGCAGCGACGGTGCCCTGTGGCAAGCCCGTGGCGCCCGCCACGTCGCCGATGTCGAGGCCCGCGGCGAGGAGTTCCTTCGCGAGCTGCGCGGGGGTTTGTGTCGCGGCCGCGGGCGGCGGCGTGGCCGGTGCGTCGTCGGTGAGGAATGCTGCCGACGCCTGCACGCTCGGCGGCTCGTAGGAGGCCGCGTACTGCTTGGGGGCGTTGTAGCCCTTCTTCGGCGGGGTGCCGTCGGCGATGTAGGTGACGGTCAACTTGCCGCCGACCTCGAGCCCGTTGGCCTTGGCGGCCTTCACGGCGCCGCCGATGGCCGCCGTCATGGACTTCGACTCAGCCTTCTTGGAGCCGGACACGTACAACTTGCGGATGCCCTTGTCGTCCTCGATGTCGGGGTCGCGCTCGTTGGTCTGGAGGGTGATGACGAGTTGCTTCATGGTGGAGCCGTCGTCCCAGGTCTTGAGGTTGCCGTCGAGGTCGCGCTGGTCGGCGATGACGGGCTCTTCGGTGATGGTGCCGGTGATGGTGGTGCCGGTGGTGGGGAACTTCGCAGAAGGGCTGGAGGAGCCGAGGAGGAAGTCCTTGCTGTCGTTGGACATGTCAGGCTGCTTTCTGTGGGGTGGGGATTGTTGCGTTGACCCGTTCGCGGTACTCGGGAGACTTGCGGCGGGAGTTCTCGGTTTGCGGCACCGGTTCCAGGTGCCATGGGTTGACGCATGCTGACGTCTCGCAGAGGTGATCCAGGCCGAGGCCGGCGGGGATCTCACCGCGCAACTGCTCGTATGCGAAGCGGTGCGCGAGTACGTGGTTGAATCGTCCGTACCCGCGATGCAGGAAGCCGCGCCAGACCCAGCATGCGTCGGCGTCGGCGGCCTGGACTTGGTTCCAGAACACGTCGGTGCTGAGGTGCGCAGGTCGGACGCATTGCACATTGCCGCAGAGCCACGTCAGACGGGCCCGACGTGGCGGCTTCCTGCCAAGCCGCTCAAGGAGCCAGCGCGCGGCGTACACCTTCACGCCGGGGCTTGGGTTGAACGTCGGGTAACCGCTGTCTGAGATGCCGGCGTTCCACTGCCAGCAGTCACCAACGATGGTGACCTTGGATAGGAAGCGGTCGTCGGCGTCGCGGGGTGCGCCCCACTGGTTGCGGCCTGTCATGCGGCCCGCCCCGGCTTCGGCAGGAGGTCGTCGAACGGGTACGCGGTGGCCGGTTCGTCTGACGGGTGACCAGGGCAGGCGACGGAAATCTGGGAGGCGTTCTTGCGATACCAGCTGCAGAAGCCGCAGTAGGCGGGGCCGGTGGGGAGGTCCTCGAGGACGCCGCCGTAGGAGCCGAGCGCGGCTGCGATGTCGTTGGCGCGCGCGAGGGCGTCGAGGGCGACCTGTTCGTCGAAGGGCTCGGACCACACGTGCCGGTCGGTGAATTCGCCGTCGCGGGTGAAGAAGATGCCGCCGACGGTGCGCACAGTGAAGCCGCGGTTCTTCCAACCGAGGCCGTATAGCTGGAACTGGGTGCGGTACTGCTCGCCGGGACCGTGGGGACGGTACTTCTCACGGAGTTGGTTCTTAGAGGTGGTCTTCCAGTCCCACACTGCCCCTGACCAAGCGTCGAACAGGTCACAGCTGCCGGTGATGTCAACGCCGTTGATGGCGCCGACGGTGACGCGCTCCTCGACGTGGTAGCGCCACGGGTTGCCGGACTCGACGAGGCGCATATTGGCCTTGATGAACATGTCGGCGAACAGTTCGTGCATGGCAGTGCCGATGGCCGGCTTCCACGCGACCGTCTCGTCCCGCACTTTCGGGGTGTCGGAGAGGATGTAGCCGATGCGGCGATCACAGGGAATGCCGATCTCGCTCGGCCCGATGCGCCGTTGCAGGGATCGCGGCTGGTTGATCAGCGCGTCGCCGATGGTGGCGAACAGATCGCTGGCGAGGATGTCGGGGTCGATCAGAAGCGGCTCACAGTTGATGTGCAGTGGCATGCCCGCGCGCACGAGCGACTCGTGCAGTGGTTCGCCGCAGGCGATACAAGGCGGTGTCATCACGCGATCCGGATGCTCGGGGCGTTGTCCTCGCAGGCGAGGGCATAGAGCGCGGGCGGGAGGACGTCCTTGGCGCGCTTGGCGTCTGGTGCGGTGACCATGATGGAGTCGAGGACGCCGGCCGGGAGGTTGGCGATGGCGAGTTCGGGCTTGAAGCGCGCGGAGCCCTTCACGACCTTGACGAGGGCATTGCCATCGGGATCCATGCCGGTGTCGCCGATGGTGAGGTGCTTGGCGAGGATCTCCTTGCAGCGCTTGGCTTGGGCTTCGAGCTTGGCGATCTCAGCGGTGACGTAGCGGAGTTCGAGGGCGGCATGGAGGAAGTCGTCGGTGAGTGTGATTTCCATTGGTGTTCCCCTTGGTTAGTTGTTGTCGTAGTCGGTGAGCCAGGCCGCGAAGTAGGCGGCGGCGATGGTGAGCGCGGCGATCACGTTGACGCCGAGCACGATGAGAAGGCGGCGCATCAGTAGTAGCCGTTCAGGTTGTGGAAGTGGAGGGCGTTGCATGGGTTGCCGTGGTAGCGGCTGGCGATGTAGCGCTCGAACGCCTGGTATTGCCGTTCCACGCTGGTTCCGGGCTTCATGCGCAGGAACTGGAACAGGCCGTACGCCGAGGAGTGCGCGTTCTTGCTTGTGGGGTGCCAGCGGGACTCGCGGTACACCAGCGCGTCGATGCAACGCCACTGTGCGCCACGCCAACCCGAACGCGAGGCCCGTGCTTGCACGTCGGTGCGCACATCGATGGGCTTGCGGATCCCGATGAACACGGCTGTGTCGTTGGTGGCCGCCGCCTCGCCCAGGTGCATGGGTGACATGAGGGCGAGGACGGCGACGATCGTGGCAGCACGCTTCATGACAGTTCCCCGTCGCGGCGCAGCTGCTTGCGTTCGGCGGCGGTGAGCCCACCGAAGATGCCTTCGCGGATGTCGTGGACGATGGCGTACTCGAGGCAGCCTTCGATTTCGGGGCATGTGGCGCAGAGGGCTTTCGCTGCGGTGGTGTCGGCGATGGCGGCGGCACTGTGGCCGGCGTTGTGCCACATGTCGGGCATGACTCCGGCGACCTTGCAGACGGCGTCGGGCAGGTCGGGGATGTCGTACACGCGGTGGTCGCGCTTGGACACACCCCCGGCGAAGGTGCCGCGCAACGGCTGCAGCCGCGGCGGGGTCATAGTGCGTCCCCGTAGCCGGCCGCGCGGAGTAGTTGTGTGATCTGTTCCAGTGTGAGCACACACCACCAGTCACCGACGCGCTTCTCCCCGACTCCGACTGGCTTCACGACGAGGATGCCGAAGTCGGCTCCGGCGTTGATGCGCTCGGTCTGGGTCTCGGCCAACCATGCTGGGATGGCGTACTTGGCGCGGTTCTTCACTTCCCAGGCAAGGCCCGGGCCGGTGAGGATGTCGCCGAGGTCGTTGGTGCCGGCGAGGGCGCGGCGTTCGGCGGTAGGGAATCCGTTGGCGCGCAGGAAGTCGACGGTCTTGGTTTCCGCCCAGGTGCCTTTGTCCTTGCTCTTGCTCATGCGGCGGCCTTGAGTCGACGGATGACGGTCTCCCGGCACACGCCGACGCGTTCGGCGATCTGCGGCAACGTGTAGCCCTGTTCGCGCAGCTCGATGATCTCGGCGATGTCCACGCGCGACTTCAGCGTGGACCCGAACTCGGCACCGTGCGGCTTGGCCTTGGGGTCATCGATGGTGCCTTCGTCCCACGCCAGGGGCGGGGCGTATCCGCGGCGCGTGTTGCGGCGGCGACTCAACTCTGACGGGCCTGGCTTCATGGACAGTTCGTCGAACATGGCGGCGATGGCAGCGTGCGTCCGCACGGTGATCCATTCGCCCTTCTGGTTGAGGGTGACGGCGGTGGTGATGCCGCTGTGTGCCTTCATCGCCTGGTGTGTCCACCCGATGGCGAGCAGCGCTTGGATGCGTCGCACGGATCCCAGGCGGGGCACGAACGTCTCATCGTTCCGCCCGACAGGCAGCCAGATTGGGCCTTTGACGGCCATGATCTTGCGGGCGGTGGTGATGTGCATGCCTTTGCCGGGGTTGCGGTACACGCCGTCGAGGGTGGTGCGTGAGATGCCGGCGGCGTGCGCGATGGAGCCGCGGGACATGCCGGCGGCGCGCAGCTTGTCGACGTGGTCGCGGACCTTGTCGGCGGGCACGACCCGCCTCAAGCCGTGTGCACGCTCGTATTTCCACCGCTTGGTTTCCAGGGCGTGGGCACGCTTGCAGGGTTCGCAGTAGTCGGTGCCGGCGCGGCGGTGCGCCCAGTAGCCGGCGTTCGTTCCGCACTCGCTCACGGCTGCTCCACGAGGTCGAGGCGGTCGGCGACGAGCGTGGCGTAGCCGGCGATGTCGCGCCAGGAGTCGGACCAGTTCGGGTCGCCGTTCACGATGCGCGCGATCTTGTGCAGGATCATCTCAGGGCCTCGAGCATGTCGGCGTCGAACGTCCAGCCGTTGGTGCGGATGCCGTCGTCGACGATGCCCTTGAGGTCTTGCGAGAACTGGGCGTGGGTGAGAAATGCGCCGTATCGCTTGCCGCGCTCTGCGAGTACGGCCTCGAGGATGTTCGGTGGGGTGGTCATGCGAACAACTGTCCTTCGGCGAGGATGGAGTTGATGAGGCCCCGCGCGTCTTCACGTGAGGTGATGCGGTCCTGCTGAGCGACGGTGAGACGTTTGCCGTCGATGGGGAGGTGCGTCGCGTTGCAGACGAGCAGCAGGCATGCCTTGACGAGTCGACGCCGTTGGCTGTCGCTCATGCGAACCGTCGAGGTGGTCATGCGGCCACCTGCTCCTGGTCGTAGAGGCGGCAAGTGCAGCGCGCACCAGTTGGCGCTTCCCCGCGCCTCGTGGTGCGCGCTGCGTTCCCGACCCGCAGGGAGTCGGGTCGGGGGTCTGGGGTGGTGCCGTGCCACATGAGCCAGCCGAGGGCGAGCGCCAGCACGACGAAGGCGACGATGATGACGACAGTGAGCGCCGCGTATGCGAGGTCGTAGAGGTTCATCGCGTTTCACCGGCTTCGGTGTCGGCGTAGCGGACGACGATGTTCTGGCGGCTCTGCGCACGGTTCGCGCGGCCGTCGAGGTACCCGATGAGACGGTACCCACCGAGGATGATGACGATGCCTCCGATGATCGCCTTGACGACGAACTCGAGGTCTCCTGGCTGTAGATTCACGGTGCTCCCTGTGCTGTGAATGCGGATGGAGTGCCTCGCTGGGTCGCTTCGCCCTAGGAAAGTTCGGCGACCCAGCGAGGGTCTTGCAGTGATCCGTCGGCGGCTCGGGGGAAAGCCGACCGACGGAAGTTGTTAGACGCGAATGACGCCTGCGGCGACCTTGGATTCGCGGAGGGTTTCGATGTCGGCGCGCCAGAAGAGCATGAACGCCTTGGGGCCGTCGCCGAATCGCTTGGCGGGCTGGATGTCACCGAACTTGACGTAGCGGGAGAGCGTGGAACGATCAACGCCGAGCATCTTGATGGCTTCGGTCGTTGAGATCAGATCGTCGATGCTGTGCATGTGGCAGATCGTCTTACATTGGAAGAATATCCGTCAAGAGCCATTGTCTATAGATGTTGCCACTTTGCGCCGAACGGTCATTCATTGCCCATCGGGTGTGCAATACTCATTGCATGACAACCGCACACGACTTCATGATCCCTGAGTTTCAACTCGGCGACCGCATGGCGTTGGCACTACGCAACGCCGGGCATTCGCAGCAGGAGGCAGCGGAATACTTCGGCGTCACACGACAGACCATCAGCGCATGGACCAACGGCAGAAACGTGCCCAAGAAGGGTGAGCTGACGCTCTGGGCGCTCTGGACCGGCGTCCCGCTGTCATGGCTTCAGACGGGCGAAAAGCCCGCCGATGGCGGGCCTGACGGTGGCTTGCTCCCCCGTTTGGACTCGAACCAAAAACCGCCCGGTAAATTGGTTTACGTCCGCTTTCGGCCCTCCCTCGTCGGCATCGCAGCCTGAAACGATGCGCCCTCACCTGACAAGGGGGCGACGATGAGAAATGAAGAGGTCGTTGAGCTGTGGCTCAACTGGTATAGAGCCGGGGCAGCGCCGGTCTCGACAGTGCGTGTGCGTCGATCGCAGATCGGCAAGGTGGCCGCGCACGTGGAGCTGCTGCACGCCACGGAGGATGACCTCGTGGCCGTACTGGCCTCGATGGAGGGCCAGGCGTGTGAGACGCGCCGCGCCATTCTGAACGCCATGCGCTCGTTCTACGGTTGGGCGTTACGCCGCGGCTTCATCGCCGCCGATCCAACCGTCGATCTGCGGGCGATTCGCGTCCCGCAAGGGCTGCCGAAGCCCATCGCCGAAGATGACCTCACACTCGCCCTGTCACGCGCAGATCGAGAGACGCGGCTCATGCTGCTGCTCGGTGCCTACGCCGGACTGCGTCGCGCAGAGATCTCACGGGTCCACTCCGACGATGTGACCGCAAACGGCCTGCGCGTGCTCGGAAAGGGCGGCAAGGTGCGTCGAGTTCCGCTGCACCCGATCCTGCGTGATGCGCTCGCCGAAGTGAATGGTTGGGCCTTCCCGTCCCCGCGATTCCCTGGCGAGCACGTGCAGGCGTGGACGGTCGGCGACAGGCTCGAGAAGGTGCTGCCGCAGCCGTGGACGGCGCACTCGCTACGGCACAGGTTCGCAACGATGGCCTATCGCGGCACGCACGACTTACGGGCCGTGCAGACGCTCCTAGGCCACACGAAGCCAGAGACGACGGCCCGCTATACGCTCACTGGTGATGACGATCTCATCGCGGCCGTGAATGGCATCGCCGCATAACTACGCGCGCGAGGTTCCTGCGAGGATGCCGGCGTACCGTCCTGCGCATAGACCAGGGCGACGCGCTCGCGATCTGGGAGGTGCGCTCACTCCCCCAACCTCGCGAGGTCGCGGCGTGGGCGTTGTGGCTCGGTGAGGACCCGTGCGACTATGCGAGCCTGCTCTTCCACAGGAGGCCATAGCCTGACAGGCTGAAGCCCTGACTTGAGGGGGCATCATGAGTGACGTTGTGTATTGGCTGTCGAGCGCGGGGTTCGCGGCGCTGGCGTACGTCTGGGCCGAGCGGCTGGGGCGACGCGCGATCGCCTGGGCGGTGGCCTGCTTCTTCTTCAACTGGATCGGCTTCGCGATCCTTGCCGTCGCAGTCCTCATCGCTTCCCGACGCAAGCCTGCGGCCACCGCCGTGAGCGCTGGATCTGCGTTGGGACCGGATTGGCTGCCCGTGGAGACAGTGGCATCCACGCCGCGGCCGGGAGGGCCTCGGGCGTATCGGTCGGCCGCGACGCGTCCGCCCATCACCGTCGAGTTCCAATACGACGAGGACGACCAGGACGACGACGATGAAGACGAGGACGACGAAGACGAGTTCTTGTTCGAGGTCGTGGGCGAGTCGCACCACCGAGCTGCACTCATCGCTCTGCTGAAGAAATGGGGTGACGCGAAGGCCGGAAAGAACGTGTTCCAACGCGCGTTCGCTCCCGCTGCGCTGGTGCGCGAGCCCAACAACAAGTTCGACAAGAACGCCGTCGCCGTGCACGTCGACGGCCAGCTCGTGGGATACGTGCCGCGTGATGCAGCTGCAGAGCTCGCAGCAGTGCTCGGACGCAATGGTCGACATGAGTGTCGTGCGATGCTGCAGGGACGGCTCGACGGGCTGATCGGTGTCACGCTCGATGCGGACATCGACGAGCTGCTGTCCTGACCGTAGCGCGAGCGCTCGGGATGTAGACATAGCAGAGCACCCCCACCACCCCGGAGGAAGGGGGTGGTGGGGGTGCTCCGTTGCGCGCCGGCGTCGACCTCGAGATCTACAGGCCGCTCCTGAGGTGCAGGTCCTTGTGGGCGTCGATCTGCTCCCTCAGGTACTTGAGCTCACCCCTGACGTGCCCGGTGAACCCGTTGCTCACGGGTTTGGAGTTCCTCGATGCCTTATAGGCGAAGACGGCGGCGACGCTCGTCGCAAGCACGTTGAATGAGCCGGCGACAAGCGAAACCACAACCATCTCGCTCACGAGTCACTCGCCGGTTTGTAGCTCGGAGCCGACGCCGTACTGCTTTGTGAGGTTCGTAAACCACAGGATTGCGGTACCCACGGCGGATGCGGCGGCGGCGGAGATCACGGCGTCGGTGAGCGGGTTGCCGGACACGATCATGCCGCGTGCCTGCGCTTGGGCCCAGACGAGGAGGGAGCCGATGAAGAGGATGACGGCGTGGCGGACGGGTGCAGGGAGGCGGTCGAGGATGCCTTTGACGTTCATGGCGGTCTACTTCCTGACGATGGGTTTGCGGAGGATGACGCCCCACTTAACTTTCGGGGACGGGTGGTACGTGTTGTCTGGGTGGTTGCCTTTGAGGCCGTCCCGGTGCGCGTCGTAGGCGACGGCCTGCTGCGCTGCGACGCGGGACAGGTCGCCGTTGCCGACCCGGATGGCGTGGACGTGCTGGATGTCGAAGCCTTGCGCGACAGTGCGATGCCAAGCGGCGAAGCCAGCGTCACGGAGTGCGGTCACCATGTCGTCGATTTGCGTGTCGGTCAGTCCGCGCACGGACAGGTCAACCGCGTCTTTGTCGTGCGTGCCGGACGATGCTGCGACGCCCGTGTGATAGCCGCCTTGCGTGATGCCGAACGTGAATCCGGCACGACGTTCCGCCCATTTGATGGCGGCGGGCGTACCGGGTGCGAAGGCGAATCCGCGGAACTTCACGAGCATGATGCCTCCTTGCATGACGAAACCCCGCCACGAATGTGACGGGGTTGGCGGGTGGTGTTAGCTAGATGGACGGGCCTGGATCGCGGCGAGGATTGCTTGCGCCTTCGCCTGCTCCACCATGTTGGAGCGGATAGCGGCCTGCGCATCATCGTGTGCCCACAGTTGTGACACGAGCACCACATCGTTGAGGTCGTCAACGGCAGCAATGGCCGCGTGCTTGTCTGTCGCACCTTTCAAGTGCGCGAGATGTTCGGGCCATACGTTCGGGAGTCCCGATGCGATGGACGTGTAGAGGTCGATGCCGCGCTGGTAGTCGGCAACCTCGTCGCGCCGAGCAGCGATTGGGTCAAAGGCTTGTTCTGTCATGGTGTTTCCCTTCATCAGATGAATGCGACACGCTTAGACCACCCGAGTGGCAGGCTGGCGGGGTTTGCGTATTTCGTACCGAACCCAGACGACCACGGGTAGGCGGTGATATATGGAGTGCTTGAGGAGGGGAGTGCGACTGCTCCACCGCCCGCTATGAAAGACCCGTCCTGACTATTCGAGGTAGGCAGGCTGGCAGGATTCGCGTACTTCG